GTTTCTCGAAATGTCTATTAGAGGTTTTCTGGAAAATGTCTATTAGATTTTTGGTAAGAAAATAGGCAGCACATTTCTGTGCTGCCTACCTGTGTGTCTTAGGCCCACTCATCCCGCGTGGTTACACCAGCGGTATCAGTGGTGCCTGCTGTAGCAATGTTGCCACTATCTGCATCATTACGTAGGGTCTGGAGTGTGGTACTCTGGGTGATTTTGTTCCTACTCAGCGCACCAATGTGTTGCATGATACCACGTAGAGTTGCCGAAGCCCACGAGAATACAGCGGTTGGTTCTGCGATTGGTCTATCCAGTACACCATCAGCAACAGCGTTCACACCGGTTGATGAAAGCTCATAACCAGTCTTCGTAACTACTGATCCTACTGTGCCTGTTACGTTACCACCAACGTTACCTATAACTGAGCCTACTGCACCAGTAACCGAACCAGCACTTCCAGTGACATTACCTCCAACATTGCCGGTTACGCTACCAACAGCACCAGTTACGGAAGCAACCGAACCAGTAACATTACCTTGTACTGAGGCTGCTCCTTCTCCGAATGTGCCTGCTGTAACGTGACTTGATCGTGCTCTGTTCCAGATGGCTTTAGCGATTTCAACCATACCTGTGGCTGTTGCAGCGATAGCATCCAAACCAGTAGCAGACAGAGAGTAGCCTGTCTTATCCGAGACAGTTGTTACGGAACCAACGGCACCGGTAACACTACCAACTGCTCCTGTAATGGTTGTCAACGCTACTGTACCAAATAGTACATCGTACACAGCCTCATCGAGAACAACACACTCTACCTTGATCGCGAGGGCACCAGCTACATGAATGAATACAACCAGTGGACCAATCGTGTTGGTATCGGTTGCATCGAGTACAGTATAATAGACACCGTTGCTGATATGGGTGGCACCACCAGAGTTCTTGCTTGCAAGCGTGGTAGCACCAGTCTTCCATACCTTGATATCTGTGTTGGCTATCGTTAGTCCTGTCTCTTCGGTATTTCCATCAGTCGAGTCGAGGAAATACCCTAACGGAATCTCTTGTGATGCCGTTGATTGTCGTAGGTATATTGGCATTAGGATATCCCCTGTTCTCTAAGGTGGTGCATGATTCGTACGCGAGGCTGGTCAGAGCCACTTGATATAAAGATACCAGTTCCCGGTGCTAGTGTGGGTCCACCAGTCGGAGTAAGTGTGAGATTTGGACCCGGAGTTGGTTCAATTGGATTGAACCAGACACGACCATTGGCAAAGTCACGATAGTATACGCGGTCGGTGCCACTACCACCCGCTGCTGTTACATCTTGCTGATATCCTGCTGTTGGTGCTCCCCAATCTACATCGAATACGGTCGTACCTGATGAGGCAATTTCATCCTCATCGTAGTCTGCATTATCAGTCGGTCGAATGATAACGGAGCCACCGGCACCAAGAGCATCGGTCACCATCGCTAGTGACCACGCAGCATACTCTACATTAATTTGTAGGGGTGTATCACCAAGCTGCATCGAACAGACAATATGATCTTGTACAAGAGAACGAAGTGCTATAACGTGATCTACATCTGCTTTCCACGCTGATGAACTAATATAGTCCATGCTACCAGCACCCTCATAGGATGTGAATGTTGATTCAATGAATAGCGCATCAAAGTGTGGTGCATAGTCTGTGTGATTAGTGGACGTTGCGTTCACATTGTTCACACCAAAATAGGTACCAGTTGCTACAAGGAAGTCAAGGAAGGCCAGTTGTGTAGCAGAGTATTCCTCTTTCGTATCAATAGCTGTCTCTGTCGGGGGTCGAGATGCTGCTGCTATTGTTCTCCACTGTACATCAAACACAGATGTGCCTTGCAGATTATCCTGAATAATTCCGTTGAATCTATCCGCTGCTGTGGTTTGGTCAGTATGTTCTGAATACAGAAGTTCTAGGAACCACTTATATACCCAGCTTCGGAATCCCGGTACCGAATAGTTCATTACGAACGTATCATAGCTTGCATTATACACACGATCAGTTCGTGCGCTACCACCATTATGGGTAAACCATGTTTCACTAAACGAGAGAAGGAAATCATCATACACATAATCTCTATAGAGCCATGTGTTACGACCACCATCAACATCTAGGTCTTCCGGTACCGGGGTACCTACATCATAGTTTCTGCGAAACTCAGGGCCAATATATTGATAGATTGGTATGTCGGTTGCACCGTTTCGTATTTCAGCATTCTCTGCTGCTTCCGTACCATCTAGGGTAGTGACAATCCACGCATTCTTCCGAATGTTCGCAGCGGATATCGTGTTGCTGCCCTTCCACCACCACGCAGTCGGAACCTTACGAGTTCCTCTACCTGAATGTGCAAGTGGATCAAGCCGTGCAAGCATAGTCTGATCGACAGTCTTAACTGTTCCACCACCAGACCATGTAAATTGAAATGTGTACGTTGTGCCCGGTGTTAGTGCGATGTCACCTTTATGGGTAACGTTACCGGCACCGAAATCAACCACATGTCCAGCGTAGGCTATTTTAGCTGTACGATCATAGAATGTAGCCAACGTAACATACGTACCATCGGCTGCTCCTTGAACCTTACGTTTGACCGTGACAACTTCGTTATCATCTGTATCACCTGTATATGTGCACTGTGGGAACGCAACCGCATCAGTAGCACGACTCGTTGCCGTGCCTGATACTGCTGGATCATCTGAGGTATAATCAACCTCTAGATACGGAGCATAGATACCACCAGTAGATGAACGTGATCGGAACGTAACACCAGCGGAGTTGCTGCTGCCTTGTCTCCAGCCATGAACCTGTACAACTCGATCAGCGGCATGGTATGATCCAGTGCCATCTGATATAGCCTGAATAAATGCAGTGTCGATGGTGTGTTCTTTGAACGTGTCAGCGGCATCGGCTACGGGAGTATTTGTCCACGATGTTGTACAAACAATAACATCATCATCAATATCAGTGTCATCAACGGAACCACCATTACTACCACCAGCCCATGCAACGCTGCCTGTGGTGTTCTTATGGTTCCATGTTGCACCAGCCTCAGTCCAGTCAAAGTTCGCAATCAATGGGTGAAAGTCGAAGGCTGTAACAACAGTAACGATTGCATTGGGAGCGAATCCAAGTCGAGCAGAGTTAATCGTGGCACCAGAAGGTACATTACCAGCAAGCGGGAACTTTAGAAATGCACGATCCTTTGTAGTTGTTGCGGTTGCCCCGGTCATAGCGATTGAGGTACCATTGTTGACTGTGTTCTCTTGTCCTGTTGTTGAGTTTACAAAGCAGTCAGCCGTAGCTACAATTTGTATAACTGTCACGTATTATTCCTTTATTGTTTCATGGGCCTCCGCTGTGCCAATATCTACCAAAATGTCTAATAGATTTTCTGTCGCTACCACTGAATTAGCAGGCTGAAATACATCACGGTCTATTTCAACTGCGGTCACACACTCACCTTGTTGTGCGGCTGACAGCAGCAGATTTAGATCGTTGTAACGCATGTTCGCGTGGCCCTTGGTTCCCCAATATGGACCCCAACTGTTCGTAACTCGGAAGAGTTTGGTTACATCATCGAAGCCACTGATGAGGTAGGCATGTCCACCAGCTAGGCCGCTGGTTGGTGTGACTATGATGCGGCCACCAGCGGGACGATACATTGAGTTGTACCAGCGGGTACCTACGATGACCGGCCCCTTGCCTGATAGTATCCATGTGCGTACGGTTGCTGCATCCCATGCCCATACATAGGTGGTGATGAGACCTCGCGCTTGGAGAGACTTGGCACCAGCACGTGTCGAGGTACCACTACGTAGATCGGTGGTGCAGTCTCCTGCCCACGGGTCTAGCTTGCGTGCCTCACAGTAAATGGTACGGCCATCGGGATTGAGGTTGGTGTTTTCCACCAGCCCTGTCGTTAGCCATTGTCTCCACGAATAGCCTACACACATAGGGTAGGCACCCTGATTGAGAATTGGTCCTGTTTGATAGTAGAGTTGGGCTGGCAGTGGTGCCTCTACAAGAGACTCATCCATTGCCAGCACCGTTGCCATTGGGAACTCTCTATCGTTTGGATCGATATCGGGTTCCCAACCAAGTCCAACTGGTCTGCGTACAGTTCTGGTCACGCTAGTGCTCTCAATACTACTGATGCTGTGAACGCACCAGAACCACCAACAGCGGTGTCATTCTCTACGGTTACTCGTGCATCACCACCTTGGGTGAGTCCGGTGATAACCTTTGAACCAGTGTTGGCTGCGGTTACGGTCAGATTATCTACTTCAATGTAGCGGAGTGATCCACCAAGAAGTTCAGCCACGAGGAAGCGCACCGTTACAGCCACCGCACCCGGATTGTATACCGTAGCACGGAAGGTTGTAGTGGTGTATGGTAGGAGTTCAAGTGGTACATCGAGTGGAATAGCGGTGTCCTGTGCCTGACTGTTTGCCATAGCAAAGGAGCCACGTATTGCGTACTTGCCTAGGTCATAGGCTACAGTCATGTCAGCCATTACTCGCTCATTCCAATAGCTAGGTTCGTTGCGAGGGAGTCACCATCGTTAATCGTACGTGCTGTACTGAGTGCAAGTGATGCGATTAGGTGGTCACCAGCAGCATCAACAACAGCAGTCAGGTCGGAGCAGAGGAACCTGTTCTTTACGGTACCATAGGCTGCACCTGATGCGGTCCATGTCTGGGTTGCTGAGGTTGCAATGTAGTATGCGGCTGGCTGTGCAAGTACGAATGGTTGACCACCCGCACCAGTACCGTTGGTTGCAATTGACTTGCGTGCATAACCACCAGTAGTAGGCTCACCGTTGGCTACGACAGTAGCAAGGGTATCTGCTTCTGCTGGTGTGGTGCGGTTATCAAGACCGAGGAAGAGTGCAGCAAGCGCAGCACCATAGTTGGCATAGTTTGTTGCAAATACAGCGGAGAGAATGTATTGCTCCCCACCATCGTGTAGGATGTTATCCTTCCACGGGTCTACCCATGTGATATTACCATACGCATCCATACCATATGACTGAGCCTTAAAGATGTGCAGTCTACGATGTGGGGTTGGTGCCGTTCTCCCCGGCAGGAATCGAATGATCCGCTCTGGTAGCGGCTGATTGAATACAGAAAACATTAGTTCTCCTTCATTAGTTCGTGCTGAACGGCACATCTTCGAGGTTTAACACCCCACGTACGAGGGTATAGCGATTGCCGGTATCACCTTCGGTCACACGGAGCGCGTATACGTATTCATCTTCTGGTAAATCATCTCGTTCGATTTCATCCTTCGGAATAGTAACGATCCAGTTACCGCTGTCATCGACCTCGATACCGGCAGCAGTAGTCTTGGTAATAATACCCGGAATATTAAAGTCGGTAGAGATACTAAACTCCAGTAGGTCTTCTTTCTCAGCGAATCTACGTAAGATTCCTTCTCTTCTAGAAGTTCCCCGAAGTTCATATGTATCCCCCTTCTTATGTGCTTGGTCAGTACGAAGTATAGGCATAGTACGGACCCCCTAAGTAGACTCTTCAAACGCTCTCGTAATCTTCTCGCGTGTTTGTGCGGAACGGATAGCATCGTATCCAAGAGCTAAAGGTATCCATATAAAAATGGCAACAAAGATAGCTGTATTTATGTTCCAGTGGATATCAGTAACGGGTGAAAGCGTTGCTCGATATGCGTACCATACTAGACAGATCAAAACAGACAGCCTAATTAGCTCAACACGCATATCATTACGTACTCTCATGAGTAGTAAACCATTCTTACCTGATATTCTTCGTGCTCGTAGATCAAGATACGCTTGTGCTGTCATCCATAGTGATGCACCGATACCGATAAATAGAACTGTTATCCAAAATATTTCCAGATAACTAAGATTATTAATCATGTTCCCCCCGATATGTGCATCTTTTGTTCAACGTAGCGTACCCTCGCATCAAGCTCTTTAATATCTTTTTTCATTATTGTTATTTCACTAGCTGGTTGTACAGTTACGTTAGTAATAACAGTAGTAGATGGTTCCTCTTCCGGTGCATCAGCATCTATACGCAGAATCTTTCGTATGTACTGCATTACTTCACGCTCTTCTCTGCGATGGTAGCTGCTCTCTTACCTAGGTCGGAGAGGCTATACGCAATTTCCTTCCACTCTTCCCGATCATTTCGCATTTCACTGAGTCGTTCGAGGCTACCAGCACGTTGGTCTGTTAGTTGCCTTTCTAAATTTGTAATGAGCATATCCTTAGCGGATAGCTCCTTATCTACCTGAAATCTAAACTGCCACATGCCGCGTGATCCGGTCGCAATGATGATGAGTAGTCCACCCACCATACCAATGCTACCCGGACCAATAAATTGTTCCATAGGATTACCAGTGTATGACAAAGTAGTACAATACTACTGTACGTGTTTCTGCGGTACCGGCAGCATCGTGGAGTGTGCAATTGATAGTAGGTGATGCTCCTGTAGTTGGAGCAGGAGAGTTATCAATGCCCACAATTCCTGTGGTTGGGTGCTGAATCATGAGTTGTATTGTTACGTATCCATTTACTGTGCCCGACAAGGCTAGATTATAGTCGCCCGAAACAAAGTCAGCGGATACATTACCCGCTTGAATCTTCCACGGTCCCGTTGCGAGTGCGGGTTCAGCACCAAGAGCCTGTACTGCACTCATGAATGGATATAGATCACCATCATTACCTTGTACAGTGTCAGCATCAATGGTACCACCCGATGCAGCAATCGTAAGTGTGTCAGTACCTGCCACTGTGGTGAGCGAGATGCCTGCACCAGCAGCGATGTTAAGTGTGTCGGTTTCTGCATCAGCAGAGATAGTTGACTGTCCTGAGACAGCAACAGAAGCAAAGCCAAATGGATAACCGGATGCAGAAATAGATACGGTATCTGATGCAACAGAACCAACAATACTGATACCAGGACCAGCACTAAAGTTAAGAACATCGGTTGGTGATTCGGGTACGAGAGAGTTACCACCAGCGAGTACCGTAGCGAACATGTTCGGAGCACCGGGTGCTGATGGAACATTACTCAGGTCATTATAGTCTGCGGTGCCAAGGATAGTCCACACGCTACCGTTCGAGAATGATATCGTGAGGTCATCGGTAGCAAAGTAGAGCGCACCATTACCTGCTGTTGCTGCCGCTGGTCGAGCAGCCAGTAGGCCCGACTGCGCTTTCACTACGGTACCTGCATTGGCTACTGCACCGACCTGTGCAGCAGTAGTTGTATGAGGATTCGATGTATTCACAGCGTGTAATGCTGCTGCTGCAAGTGTCGTGTCCGGTGCATCCTTCCAGCCTGCTTCACCGCTGAGTGCCTTGATTCTATTGGCTAGGTTACTAAAGAGAATCTGTATTGTGTTGGTGTCTACTGCTGGTGCGGTTGTATCAGTAACGGTTGGACTACCAACCTGAGCATGTGTGGTGCTGTGTGGGTTGGATGTGTTCGCTATATGTGCGGCTGCTGTAGCAAGAGAAGCGGTGTGTGATGTGAGTGTTGTGTTCGCTGTCTCCAACGAGATGACAGGAGCGGTTCTCCACGTGCTCTTGCCTGTGATTTGCTTCACCATGTTGGCAAGCCTGCTCCATAGTTGTGTTGGTGTACCAGTCTCAGATGCAAGTGCGTTGGTGTCATCAATTGTGCGAGTACCCATCTTGGCATCGCTGACAATACCATCAGCGAGGTGTACCTGCTGGATTGACAGGTTCGCAAGTGGAGCACTACCACCAGCACCAATGACCTGACCAAACATCATGCGTGTATCACCCTCGATCTTGCGTACCTGTCCGGTTGCTGGGTTCGTTATACGCAGACCAAAGACACCAGTTTGTGGTGCATCAGCCGTGTCGAGGTTAATAATTTCCCACTTACCAGTGGTCGATGAGCTTGTGACTGAGGCAGCAGGGGTACCTACCCATGTGCCATCAGAGTTCTTCGCGTATGCGTTGACTTCAATGTCTCCAACACCATTGCCAAGCTGGTCAAACAAATAGCCGCGCAGTGTAATTAGTGGCATTTACTGAGCCTTTCCAGTGTTCTTGACATGGCTGTGATCCTCACCTTCGAGTGCTTCTCTGACAAAGTAGGTAGGGTCTTCGAGTGCATCCTGTTCATCAATAAAGACAATCTTAATACCCTGTCCTGCGAACAGTTGCTCTCGAAAGAGGTCGGTCGCTATCTTCTGCTGGCCCTGACCATAGTGCCAAAACTTTCCCTGAACCTCAATACCGATGGAGTAAGTGTCCACCAGGAAGTCAACCTGAGAGTAGTAGCCAGCACCAACACCCGGCAAGCGTGCCTGATATGTGAAGTCAAGTCCATCCTGTAGTCCGTTCTTTTGTAGTCCCCAATATACAGCCCACTCTGGTCGTGTGCCGGTCCACCAATCGGGTGGATCACCAGCGGGTTCAGGTCGTTTGAGTCCACCAGCCATAGGATGACCGCGTGTGCGTGTACCAATGTTAACTTGTCCCCAACCCGATGGTGCGCGTGATCCAGAAGGAATACGTGGTAGCTTTACCTCTGGTAGTTTTGTGCGTGTTGATTGTCTACTACTGCTCATTGGTAAGCTCATCTAGCTGAATTAATGAAACAGTATAGCGTGCGCTGGCTTCTGAGCCAGTAAGTTCTGCACCCTGAATGTTCGAGAGTACCACCCTACGAGAACGCATGAGTCCGGTTCTTCTGTCCCTGTAGGTGAAGGTACCAGCGATCTTCTCTACCTCTGCAATTTCATACAGTCGTTCAAGTAGTTGTTCGGAGGTCTTACCATAGTGTAGCCTCTTCGATAGCTGGATGTTGATATCCCAACCCCAAAGAAGTTGTGGTCTTCGCATAAATCCGAAGATCATGTGCCGAAGTACCGGTGTTGCGGTTGTAGATATGCTACCCCGAACCATTTGAATACGGAATTTTACCCTACGAAATACACGACCGGGTTCCTGTCCAATCGCGTACTGTGTGAGTCCATTTTGTGTAACCAGTGCAACGGTTTCCCATGATTCATCACCATCGTATGCAATTTCAACCTGTATACTGGTACCAAGTACCGCATCAATGCCTTCTGCATCTACATCAAGTGATAGAGCTAGCTTGTCTAGTTCAGCCCAACCAAGGTCTACCCACGGTGTCTCTAGATATCCATCCTCACGAAACTCTGTTGTTGGATTCTGTAGTGGGTTGTGGAGTCCCGTATCGATATCAATATAGGATGCACCATCCGAATGTGTAATCCACAAGCGGAAGGTATTATCTAGTGAGGTCACCAGACAGTAGCCCATTGTGCCACCGATAGACTGTTCGAAGAGTGGGTGCCACGACAGCCCCGGTGACTGTACGATAGCTCCAACACTACTGCTACTACCAAGTGGGAACACACCAATCGTGGGGAACTCTTCCAACACTACCGTGTCCAGTGTCGTTGGTGTTGCATCCTCAAAGAATGGCATAGACAGTGTGTCTATGGTGCTTCCTGTTGTTGTAGCAATGACAGCGTAGTAGAAACCGTGACCCGGCACCATTTGGAGTATGTTTCCTTGAAGGTGGCTTGGTAGACCTTCATCCTTTGCTGGACCAACTGATTGAAGTGTTGATCCATTATATTTAATAGCTTCGGTACCTTCTGGTACGTAGAGTTCCCCTCTCCATACCATCGCACCCTTACCAGCTACAGACATGGTTGGGTGGGTGACCGGGGTGATGTAGAATTTTTCACTATCGAAATCATATCCGTAAACACCGGATCGTGTGATTGCGTGAATAACTGGCTCACCAGTTAGATCAAAATAAATAAGAAGCTGTTGACAATACCCGCGTGGGAGATGGAGTAGTCCACCTTCGTCCCAATCAGTTGACTCGCTTGCTCCGTTGTTATCAACATCAGGATCAATTGTCCAATAGATTCTTGTTAAAGAACTATCAGAATCATCCTGTCCGATGCGAAAGAGCTTACCATCCCACTCGATGAGGGAATCACCGGTTGGAACATACGTATCAGGACTCATGAAGTCGGTCCATGTATTCGTGATTGCATTGTAGCTGTGCAGTCCGAGGTCCGTAATAATAAACATGGAACCATTGAATATAGCACCAGCATTTGCTGATGCTGAGATAGTATGCAGGTTCGTACCCCATGATTGTGTGGATTCGGTCCACTTGTAGACTTCCGTACCTACAAACGCATAGAGTGTGTCCGCATATTCCATCAGGAGTTCTGCCTTATCCGGCAGGTTACCTGCGGGATGTATGAGTGTGTTGAGTGTTAGATATTTGTACAAACTTAGAAGCGTACTGTCAGCAAATCTATCTATATCTTGTGGAAGTTGTCCGTTCAAAATACCAAAGCCACCAGAGAAGTTAGAGATAACCCACGATGATGTGACTACCTTATCCTCTCTGGTATAATCTCCGAGAACAAACTTTGGTGCGAAGGGTGTAACAGCAGTTCTACGGACGGTACCTGTGATTGGAAAGTTCTGCCCATAGAGCAGTATCTCATTCTCTCTGAGAACGTTCGTAGACTCATGTGGCATGTACTACTCCAATACAGGTCTGCTGCCCGGTGGTATTCTACCAACAGAGTTGCGCTTACCGCGTTCATAATCATCAGATGCAGCAAGCTGTCTTCTCAGATGTTCTTCTGGATCAATTGCTGCACCACCGGCCCGGTTGGCATGTAAGAGGAACGCTGCACGGGCTGATGTAGTAAATGGATCAGATTCTATGATGCTATCTTCCCACAGTGGAAAGGTGGCCGAGCGAATACCAACCAGATCAACTGGCTCAGTTGGTGTGGCTTCCCACGCGATCCTACGACCGGTACGTACGTGCCAGTCAACTGGTAGGAGCTTGTCTTCATTAGACCATATCTCGCTGATGTGGGTGATACCAGCAGGCAGTGTAAATAAATCATCCACCACCAGCGCATCCTCGATGCGTACCTCGATACGTGCCTGTTCCGATAGCTCGTTCACAGCGATCTGCATTGCTTCATCTATCTCCGTGGGATTGATTTGGAACATGGTGTACTTGGCACCGTAGGTTGGTGGTGTCGTGAATGGTCGATGTAGCTCAAAGGCCGAGCCGTTGTATCCAACAACCCTGAATGGGATACCCGCATCCACATGCAGTGGATCGAGCATGATCCAGTAGTAGTTGTACTGTTCTGGATTACCAACAAGACTCAGGTCTGCGAGTGTGTTTATACCTGCATTTGATACGGTACCTCGCACAACCTCACTGACACGTGCTCCGATCTGTGAGCGTAGGAGAAACTTTGTGATGCCTGCTGTTGGTTGTCGTCCCACACTAAATACCTGTGTGACTGTGGTGTCTGCTGCAAATAGGTGCCACTCTGCTGTATAGAATCCAGCAAAGAGTAGCGGTAGTAGTGTCGTGTATCTGTAGCGGTTCCAACCAGATGGTGCGATGACTTCTGCCGCTAACAATACCAACCCATATGGATCAGTAATTGTCAGGTCCACAATGTCATCATCACCACCCGGAAGGTCAGCAATGAGCGTAGCTACACGTAGAATCTCTCTGTCAGCCATGCTACGCTCCTTATATTAGACTGGTGGTTCAACTGCTGGGTATCCACCAGAAATCTGTGTTGCATACTTAGCTCGAAGGGCTTCATCGATGATATCGTTAGGAACACGAAGCCTTCGATTGAAATCCTTTAGATCATCCACACCATCAGTCTCGATTAAGTCATGGATGTTGTTCTCAGGTGGCATAGGATCACCGACTACGAGACCAAGAGCCGCGAGTAGCGGATCATCTGTGAGGTCCACTCCGGTTGTACCGAAACCACCACCCGACACAATCAGATTGTTAGTACCGAAATCTGTTGGTGGGTATGGGTTCGGATCAAGCCCCGGATAGCCGGTTTCGGTATCAGAACCAAAGCCCTGAATTACCTTTGGTGCCACCGCTGCACGGTCTGTCTTATTAGCCATTGTCTTCTTCATTCTCCGCATCATCCCCTTCAACATACACTACTTCGGGCAGGGTAGCCTTGAAGCGTACCTTCTCAGGCTTGCTTTCCACTACCGGCTCTGCCTTCTCAGGACGCTGAACAAGATAATTGGTAATAAAAGTAAAGGTGCGTTTTGATGCCCATGTCTGCTGCTCTTCGCTGAATGTTTCTTCCTCTCCATACTGCACACCGGTAGCTTGGTCTCTACCATAGTAGCGACCATTCTGACCGTAGAGTTGGAGTAGTCTGAGTGCATTCTCACGTGTTACTCTGCGACCAGCGGGAGGGACATTGTACGGCTCACCCTGATAACGAAACTGCATTGACTGCCTGTTCGGTGTGCCAATGAGTACGGTACCATCGTGCTTCGTATCATAGTTCCCTGCCTCTAACCACAGTTGTAGTGTGTTGGTGCGCTCTGGTTCAGCAAGCGACAGAATGTCCTGTAGAAGAGCAGATGAAACATCATCCTCTTCATACACGACTACGGCTCTTCTTCTCGTAGATTGTTGCGTGACCATTCCTTAACAAACCTTTCTGATTCTTCTTTCGGTAGATCAAAGTATCCGGGGGCATCGGGAGGTAAACTCCATCCCTTTGGCCGGGAGATACCTTTACCCACACTGTTATATATTCTATAAGCATCCATTCCGCACATCTTACACATATATGTAGGATGATTGATGATCGAGTCTATGGAAATGTGCTCATCAAATTCGTGCCCACAGTCACATTTAAATGTGTATAATGGCACTTAGTGATTCCTTTCTAGGTATTGAGCACCAAGTAACAAGAGGTCTGGATTGTCTCTAGCGTATCCTAACATAGAATTACAACTATTACAAAGCAGACCTCTAACCAGTCCGGTGTTGTGGTCGTGGTCCACACTAAGTAATTGGTGGCTATCTACACCACCACATATAGCACATACTCCTGATTGATTATTGTGTATAATCATATAGTCTTCAAGAGTAAGTCCGTATGTTGATTTCAGATAAGTCTGTCTCATACGAAGTTTGTGGTATGTAGGATCAATATCGCAACGGTGTTTGTACTGCTGTTTACTATAGGCTGATTTACACACACTGCATATAGGCTGTCTATCATTTTTCTTTTTATTTCTAAAGTGAAAACTATCGACAGATTTTGTTATACCACACTTACTACATGTTTTACTATCTACCAAGATAAGGTTCCTATCTATTCTTAGCCACCTACAGCGGTAAAGGTAGTACCAAGATCGATGATCTTCGCGTTCTTTCCGGGGTTCTTGCATACAAGGTTAGAGTAGTGTGTAATGATGAGTCGGTCACTGTCCTTGTTGGTGCTCTTTGGCTTAGTCTCGAAGTTTTCGAGAACGTAGTAGTTCCATGTGCTCTTGTCAAGGAAGTAGACAACACCTACTGGTAGGTTTGGTACAGATACGAAAGACATACCTTCGAAGTCGAGTGCCTTGTAGCCACCATCAAGGGTTGTTACATTCTGGAACTGTCGGAACTGCTGCAAGGTGTTACCATACTGGTAGTAGTGAACACGGTTACCGATGATAAGATCGATGCTAGCCTTGCGGTCTAGCTGCTCCATCTCAGCAATAACCTGCTGCATCAGGAAGGTAGTAAGAGGTCGTGGTGTACCTGAGTTGTCAAGTACGAACGATCCAAACCACGGATGGGTAGCACGGTTGATACCTGCATACACACCAACATCTGATACAATATAACCAACACCGTGGATAGCACGACCGTTAACATCTGCGGTAGATGCCATCAACTGATCGTTAATCCTATCCTTCAAGTCTTCGAGGGCTTCCTTGGTTTCGTTACCAAGTACCTCCTTGAATGCACCACCACCACGAGTAGCAGCCTGTGCCATACCTGTGACTTCTACAACCACCCAATTCTGCTTGAATGGTGTACGTGCATCTGCGTAGCTCTGCATTCCGGCCTCTGGGATGAGGTCGTTTTCACTGTATGGACCAGCCGACTGGTTTCCACCATAGTGAATCTTCCAACGTACTTCGGCCCCTTGCCCTTTCTTAGTCCCGAACATATCCAAGAGCAGGTTGGAGCGTACCATCGCATCACTCCACGGCTCTTCGAATACTTCCTTGATAAGAGCACCGACCTTATTTAGATCAACTGCCATGTGAGAAACTATCTTTCACTATACGGTTGTAGAAACCGTGTACTACCTGCGAATTCTCGCAGTCATAAAGCGGTCGAGTGCTTCATCCATATTCTTAGCTGGCTTCTTTCTAGGTGAAGTTGAGCCTTGGGCTGTGCCAAATCTATCTGCACCACTACTCTGTCTCTTGGTCTTCGTTGCTGTGCGTGTTTTCACACGCTGCTTAGAAGAGATAAGCGTAGCCATTTCTGCCATATCTTCGGGGTCTTTCACAAGGATGAGCCGCTTGAACTCTGCTGAGTCCACTGGAATACCATGCTTGACTGCAAGCTGCTGTGCCCAAATCGCACGAGATGCTTCTTCAAGTGCCTGCTTTTCAGTGCTAATGCTATTGCCCTGAATGTGCAAGACTACTTCGGAAAGCTCTGCACGAATCTGTGCTGCTGCTGCTTGTTCATCCATGCCACTCGCTAGCAGTTCAGTGTGTCGTAGCTTGGCTTGGTTGCCAAGGAACTGCATCTGCATCTGCTGCTTCTCTTCTTGTGATTTCTGGAGAGCACCCTGTAGCCCACCGAGCCGTGCCTGTAGCTCTGCTACCTGCTGGGCTATTTGAGCATTGTCGGGAGTCTCCTTTTCATCTGAATCTTCGGACTCTTCCTCATCATCCTCTTCTTCAAAACTATCATCATCGGTATCACCGGTATCAAGTCCTGCGAAGGGGTCTTCAAAGTCATCATCATCCTCATCATCAGTGAAGAACGAGTCTCTTCCTGACATGTGTTGTACCTTTCTAGGTTTTCACGAAAACCTATATCATTTAGTAGGCTATGCCGTACTCATTAAAGAAATCTGTTGGGGATCGACTACCCTCTGGTTGTCGTGTGATCCATTTCTGGTACGCACGGAACAACACCAAATTATTATATGGTGCTGGTAATCCTTCTCCCCATACCCCACCATTCCACTGCATCACTGAGTAGTCGTTCTGCGTGGTAGCACTACCTGATGTTGGTGCGTTCTTCTGTATCTCACTCTCTGTCTTCGGTCGCTGGAAGCTCTGAGTGAGTGCAGCCGCATTGTTACCAAGCCGTGCCATCTCGCGGAACTCTTTGGTTGCTAGCAGTTCTTCTGGTAGATCATAAAACTCTTCTTGTGATTTCTGAATAGCAAGTCTGTTCTTGGTGACATTGCGTGTAGGGAATGGGTTCACAAAACCTATAAGGCTTCGGTGGAACTCACGTCCTATATTATCCTTAGCTGCACGGTCCCACTCTACATTACCCGGACCTTCTTGGCTTGCAGTAATGTAGCGGTCTCGTACATCTTTGGTATCCGCACTTGGATTGACAGCCTGCATCAGCGCAATCTCTTGCAACATGTTTTCCTGCAAGCGACTGACTATTGCGTTATCTGTATAAATAGAGTCAGTGTGTCGCTGCACAGGTTCAGTTGTGGTTGCGCGTACTGCATTCTGTAGCCTACGCATGGTGCCTTCACCGGTTATATCCATCGGTCCACCACCGAGCTTCTTAGAAGCTAAACTTGCAGTTGAGTTAATGACCGATGACCAACGGAAGATCGGCATTGGTTCATCTTTAGGTCCGTAGAATCCCATCATACTCATTGGTATCTGGAACCACGGAGCTACACCTAAACCAACACCAGCAATCTTGTCCAACTGTCGGCCCACATTCTCCCTGCTGACTGTAGGAACGGGTTCCTCTTCAAAGTCATTCGGAGATAGGAGCTTCTTGGTCTGGTCAAAGATAGAGAATGCTGCTAGCGGATTGAAATATGCCTGTGCTGGGCCAAATATGTTTGCCAGCATACTGTCTCCCAGCGGCATATATCCACGATAGCGAGTTGGTAAGCCCATATTGATACGGTCCTGCTCCGATATATCTTGATAGGCTTGCCATGCATTAACCATCTCTGGATGTGATGCGAGTTGTTCGAGATACCACGGAAGGTTTCTCGTTGCGAAGAAGTGGAAAGGCATCCAACTCTTTAGGAACAACGCGCTTTCTATATTGTATGAAGTCTCGTAGTCGAGATGTGTCTTACGTGCGAAGTCCATACCTGTTTGAGAGGCATTCTCTACTGCTGTTCTCCAAGCATTCGATAGCTCGTTTGCAGCAGCAGCACTACCACCCTGACTGATAACAAATTTGTGTACCTGCTCAGGTGAAAAGTCTATGCCAAAGTTACGGTTGTGTTCTGCACCAACACGATTGAGTTGTGTGATGATATCCACACCGTTTGGACCCGGAACTGCTCTACGCACGAGGGTATCAAACTCTGGCTTGTAGGCCAACAGATAATCCTTCGTTCCATTACTCCATGCCCACTCACGGAAGGTGTTGTCGCTTGCTCGTGCAATCGCACGGTTGAATCGTACAATAGGAGATAGCACCTTCTCACCAACTACCGGCACGCTTGCCAGTGCTGGTCGCATTTCTGCGTTGAGAATTTCGCTATAGCCCCCTCTATCTCCGAACTTGGCAAGGTCTCCGAGGTTACGCTGTGCTGCACGACCAACGAAGAGTGCCTCTGGTGGACCCTGTAGTCCCCAGCGCTTTGCTTGCTTTCTTGCACCAAACTGCTCAACCGGATTGATACCTGCAACAGCACCACGTACGATCATATCCATCCAGTTAGCCATTTGGTAACGTGGAGATACAAGTGCTTGTTCTCTCCATGCACGTGGTATCCAACCAAGTGATCCCCAGAAACGGTTAATATTTCCAAGCTCTAGTGTTGGATCAGCGAGTGCTTCCTTTACAAACTTCTCACGAAGGTTGTCGATATAGGCACTACCAACGGTGTACTCATGGAAGTCAATTCGATCAATGCCTGCTACCCGCTCAAAGAATTTGTTGCCTATGAGCTTCTGGAGTGCCTCTGGTGTCATGTGATAGCGTTTCAAGAATGCGTTGATCTTCTTAGCATCACCGGGATCACTGATGATGCCGTTCTCCACGTAGTCGAATATTTCTCCAGCGGTCATGTTGTCGTTCAGGTGTACAAGATCATACTTCGAGAGTATGACATTTATCTTATCAACATCTTCCTTCCACTTCGCATCTGCTTTCTGTACCGCTGGACTAGCCTGCATTGTTTCCATCATCTTCATATCCTTTTCGGATAGGATACTCCAGTATGGATTGTTTGATGTCACCTGTTCGGTTGGGACATTAGAGGTTGCGATTGTTTCTGGAAACATGCGACCGATGTTTCGCATAGCAAGCGGGTGGAGTACACCCGATGCTGCACGATGCATATTCATACGCGAGAACATGAGGGATAGGTTTGCACGTGCCTCGCGCTCTGATGTTGAGAAGAGAGCCTGTGTAAAGAGCGGTGCATATTGGCTGTTCATCCAGAGTGACTTGTTCGCGAAGGTACCCGGATTTCTCTGGGCCTGTTCGGTAACAATCTGCTCTACGATATGAGCCATTGGGGCTGGCTTGCCCTGTGTCACCTGTGCGATGATCTGTTGGATATTGTTCTCTGCTGCCTGTGCTTCAAGCCGTGCTGCGCGTGCTTCACCAGCACTATCGAGGAACTTCTGTGTTGGTCGTACACCGAACGATGATGGTTCTGGTCCCGGTGGTGCTATATATTCACCACGAGCAGAGAGCTTCGAACGTACCCAACCATTTGGATCGAGTGTTGGATTCGCAAGAATGTGTTCGTTGACTGCGTGTCGCTGTGATGCTGTGGTTGTGTCTGCATCAAGGAACTTCTCTAGTCCTGCTTGATCCTGCGCTGTGAGTAGTCGTTCGGTACTCTTGATAGCTTTACGTGTACTCTTGTTGTCAACTGCTGCGGTGCGATTAGCAAGGGTGCCACTGTACTGGTAGGTACCCTCTGGAATAAGTGTGGTTTGTGTTGCCTTATCAGCAGCACGAGATGCTGGTGTTGATACTACACGATGTTCGAACGGCTGTGGTCCAGTCGGTGCAGTGGTAGGTGGTGTAGCTGTTGCGCTACGGCCACGTACGATATCTTGCCACTTCTTTAGCACACCTTCTCTATAATTTACATCATTCTGCTGATTAAATTCTGCACGGAATGTAGTAGCCTCATCACCAGTTAATCCGAGTCGGTTGATTACCCGATCTGCTGCTGTGGTCATGGCTCGGACACCCTCTGCTGGTGCTTCTACAGGTGGTGTTACTGCATCAGCTATATCCTCGGCATCGGGGTCTTTGTATCCGTAGTCATCCATAAGAGAATAAACACCATCATCGAGGGCATCACCATCATCAGCCATCTGTTGTACAACTTTGTATTCCTTACGGAATGCATCAGCTTCTTCTTTAGTTGTGAGAAGACCCTGTGTCCTCATTTGTTTAATGACAGAGGCAATCTTTTTGGTGTCCATTGGTGGTAATGGTTCGGTACGTGCCTGTGGTCTACCAACTGGTGTTCGACCAGTCGTTATCTGACCACGCTCACCAACAGTTCGAACAGCCTCGCGTGTAAACGGTTCAACTGATTCGGATGGGGCACCATAGGTGGTACCACGGAAGAAGTTATCCCAATACGTAGCTATTTCAGGGTTGTGTACATCTACACCATCCCACATAGAGCGTATAAACGACCATGCGTTTTCCAACATAGAACCTATGTGCTTGTATGCTCGTACGAGTATAGGATCAAGTCTCTGATCAACAGCAGCATTGTGCAAGCCACCGCTAGCTATGAATCGTTCTAATCCATTCGCAAATAGTTCTGACTGTGTGTCATTCATTCTCATTGCATTACGAGAGCCAAGAACATTCAAGAGTTCCTGATAATCCCCTGCTGGCATAGTTTCTTCAACTACATGAGCCAACTCATGAGCATAGGTGAGAAATGGTTTAGCAACATTTGGATCAGCTACGGCATCGAATAGATTCACAAGAATATGAGCGTTATTAGCTATGTCGGCCTTTCTCTTTGAGGTTAGTCCAAGAGTTTCTGCATCCTTGTGGAAGTTTCCAGTTCGAACACCTTGTCGCATACCCTCAGCGAGATGTACAGGTTCATGCCGTGCTTTAAGAATACCATAGAGATGTTCGCTGGTAGGTATGTCGGTGTTGCGTGCTACGATGTTACGCACCATGTTATCGGTGAGTAGGACAGCGAGGTTCACTTCATCTTCCTGAGCACCCACCTGTCGCATCATGCTTGCCATGTCACTGATATATGTGTTACGAGCCTGACCATCCACGATACCCTCAACCTGTGGTCCAGCGTATTCTAGATTCATCCTGGTGAGGATTGGGTCAACTGGTTCACGCGGACCTGCTGGTGTGCCATTGATGAGGTCATCTAATGTGTCAGAAATATCGTTTGTGGTTCGTGCCTGTGGTGCACCCCTACGTTCTGCTAGTCTGCGTAAGCTAGGATACTCTGCGAGTACGTTCTCTGGTATCTGCTCTCCCGCTTCGATAGCCTGCTTAATCAGTTGTCTGTGTACGATAGGTGCGGAGTCTACACTGAGGTCAGTAGATGATGCTGCAATATTGTATTGGTCCAACTGTCTGTGCATTGCACGGGATGCTTTGATTTTCTCACCCGGTGTAAGGTCATCACGTGCCCATATATCTGTCAGTTGCCAGCTACTAATCTCTCCATTTACACGGTCGTACGGCTCTATCCTCGCAACAACGAGTGCTTGTGGATGCGGCCACTCAGTATCATCAATAAGTAATCCATATGCACTCTGCTGTCCCGGTCGATCCATATACGCAATAACACGACCGAATGGTATCTTTGAGGTAGATGAATCACTGTCATAGATACCCGTAGGTACCGCAGGCATGTCTTTTATAAGTTCTCGCGATGGTCCAAAGCCAGTATCACGACCCTCATCGGACATATATTGATACCAACGCTGTTGGAGAATCTGTGAGGTTTCTCGTTCTGCTATTCTCGTAGCCATGCCTGCGCGATCAGCTACCTCTGTACCCTCTTGTGGATTCTTGCGTGCCACATCTGCCAAGAACTCTTCACGAGTTGCTTGCCATGCTGGTGTCCCTGATTCCATATTCCAACGTATGTTGACACGTGGTTGTGCTGTACCAACTATGTCATCCTCTAGCGCACCGATTGACTTCAAGTATGGAATCACATGTGGTGCTGCTACATCGGTTGGCATGAGATTATGTAGTACATGAAGCCTCTGGTCATCATCGAGAGAGGTCATGTGCCGGATAACGTTGTCTGGTGTTGGGTTGCTATTCATGGTCTGAATGTTGCGTAATGCATCCTGTTGGAGTGCGCTGCCCTCTGCTGTGTTGTAGGTAAATGCAGGTCGAAGGTTACCGGCCTCATCCACGAGTCTTCCACCTGTAGCAGCACTCTGTGCTCCTGCATTCTGGAAGTTCTGTGTTGCTCCAATAACATCACGAATTTTCTTCAATACTCCGGTCTCTTTGGTTTCTACAAAGGCATCCTTCTTAACGAGTTGTATAGCCTTCTTTGCACCCTTTAGGGGACCAAGTATAGGAAGAGCCTGTAGGTCTTGGAGTCGGTTGATTGCTTGGAGTGTCTCCGCTGCGAGAACAGGGTGTCGTGCAGCAAGAGATGCAACCTTTGGCAGCTTCATTGCTGCACCAGCGGTACCTGCTGTGATCCACGTGGTAGGATCGGCAGCAATTTCTGCGAGTACGTTCTCTAGGAAACTGTTACCCTTAGCCTGTTCTCTCCATGCTTGTGTCAGAGAGCCTGACTTCTGTACCTGCTTGCGTTGTGCTTCATTGTGTGGTGCGATTACATCTGCGACTGTACCCGGTATGAACATCGGACCAAGACCAATATCAACCGGTCCCAAGTCCCATGTGAGCGGTGCGTTTCTGCGGCTCTTTGCCATTGCACGGATATAGTCACCAACCGGTGTGTTGCTAGATGCTGCTCGTGATGCTACACCAAGTGTCGGTCGGGCTAGATACTTACCAGATAGGTCGAGTGCCTCACCAAGATAGTGTAGCCCCTCTCCCGGCACATGTAGCGCACGGTCTAGTAGATTCTTGCCTTTCTTCGGTTGTTGTGCTTGCTGTGTTGCGAGGGGCTGTGTTACCTGTTGTACGGTAAGGTTTGTGAGAGGCTGCTTGCGCTCGATCTTGGGTACAATTGTATCCTTCACGATCTGCTGTACTGATGCAGACATGCAACCTCCTATACCCTACCATATCCTACCGTGTGTTGTGACCAATAGGCATCATTGATTGATACAATCTTAACAATATCTCCCTCTTTAGGAGCCTGAATCATCTGTCCATTGCCTATATACATACCAACGTGGGTGATACCTGGGGCATCTGTTGTGCCTGCAAAGAAAATAAGGTCACCCGGTTGGAGTTCCTGACTTGTAATACGCTTCGTTGCGTTGTACTGCTCCGCTGCGGTACGTGGAAGCTGAATACCGGCCTGCTGATAGGCCCACTGCATCAGTCCAGAACAGTCGAACCCACCCTCTTCCCATGATTCTCCTGACCAGATATAGGGTGCCCCCTGTGCAGACATAGCTGCTGCAAGGGCATGAGAAGCATTCGGTGTAGCTGGGTTACCACCATTAAAGGTTTCTCCTACGGTTGGTACACCATACTCTAGCTGCTGCATGTAGCCATCGAACGCTGATACATAGGCTCCAATATCGGTGCCGTATGAGTCGGAACTTCCACTATAGGAGCCATCATCATTGAAGGCACCAGCACCACCGAAGTAGGCTGCTGCCGCTGATGACCAGCTACCATAGCGTTCATAGTTCTGTCGTAGAATTGCTGCTGCGGTGAAGATGTTTGTGCGTGGGTCTTGTAGATTACCACCATACTGTTGTGCAAGCTGTGACCAATATTGTGGCATGATCTGCATCAGACCCATAGCTCCACCGGGATCGTTGACATTGTTACCCTGTGATTCGATAGCCATGATCGATGCAAGTACCTGCCACGGCACCTGTAGCTCTGCACCGGCCTGCTCCATCAGGTCTCTCCACTGCATTGTGCCAGCGAGGTTACCCCCACCTACCGATGCATTCTGGTTCGACTGTGTGACCTGACCTACAGAAGTCTTCGGATTGAACTGGTTCTGTGCCAACATGTCCTGATAACTCTTTGGTCCAGCATTCAGGAAGGAGAACAACTCCATTTGTGGGTTGCTGCCCTTAAATCCAAGTAGGCCACTACCACCGATGTTCGTGTTATACCCACCACCGGCACCAGTTTGTGTCTGGTATCCACCCCCAGATTTCTGTAGCTGTGTGATGTAGGATGAGAGTGGTGGTGTTCGTTTCTGCATACCAGCAGCGGTTGTGTTGGGCAGCAAGGCACGTAAGTTTTGACTTACGCGGTTCACTGCTGAGGTATAGTCACCAAAGCGTTCAGCCATTGCTGCCCCCTATGTTAAAATTTTGGTCGGTATGGACCACCCTTTGCACTGCCTGCATTGGGGGCCAAGTTGTGTCTATACTGCTGTCGGATAGCACCAAGCGCACCCGGATTTATCATACCCGGCCCAGCTTGCATCGTTCTTCCCGGCATCATGTACGAGGTATCCCCCGCACCCTGACCACCGGCCATTCTGCGTAGCCACTCCTGCCACTCTGGTCGCTGCATACGCTGGAACCAGTCAACAAAGTTACCGGGATTACCGGGCTGACTAGTTGATCGTGGCATGAATGGTCGTACTGGTGTTACAACCGGTCGTGTTGGTCCCATCATTGCGCGATTAGCTCCGCGCTGTAAGCCATGTGCGAGTGCGTTACTAAATGGTCCCATCTTAGAATCCTAACGATCCGAGAACATCTTTTCCACGCATCCACTCTAGGAATGCATCAGCAATGGTCTGTCCCGCACCAAGTCCTGCTTCAATGGTTGGCTGATTACCAGCGAACTGATTGTACTGGTCAAGTAGTCGAGACTGTAGCCCCTGCCGCACCCTGCTACCAGCACTACCATACATGCCAGTTTCCATCATCGATGCAATAGCTCGTGTGATATCCTCCGGTGTCATATTATCAATCATTGCGGATAGGTCAGCGGTGTTACCACCACTGAAAAAGTTCTGGAGCATACCACCGAGATTAGCACCCATAGCGTTGCCACCGGTACCCTGATTGAACCAGCTACCTACGTTACCAAGGAACTCCCCCGGTGCTCCGGTACCGCTACCGAAATATTGCATCCATTCTAGTCCCGGTGCTAGCTGACTCATCGCATTATAGAATGGAGAGTTACTGCTGACACTGAGTCCGAGTCCCTGCATAATGTTGTTGACAGCAGCACCCGGATTGTCTAGAAATGAGTTGCCAACATAGTCTGCTGTTGTACCACTACCGGTGGTATATGGGTCTGGTGCCTGTGCCGGATACGGACCACTTTGCATACCGGGCTGGTTTGGATCAACGAGTCCAGCATCCCGTGCAGGGTCCCAATAGCCTGTTTTGTATACTTGTAGATCGGGTGGTGAAGGCACAGTACCAAGGCTGGCCTCATGACCGGTACCACCACTCCCTGTTGTCTTCTTCTTCTTGCGGGTACCCCCCGAATCAGTTGCCATATGTGTCTCCCTAGACTAAAATGAAATCGTACGAACTGGCCGGTTAAAGTAGCTTGGGTTCTCCCTACGTATGTTCGGAGATGAGCGTGCAAACTCCTTATTAAAGTTATAGTTCTTTACGTAATCAGTGAACGAAGTCATAGGCTGCATATTAACCTGCTCGTTCCACTGTTGGTTTGTCCACTGGTCTCGCACACTACCGAACATTCTACGGAGCATATCCGTAGCAGAGTTCGATGGTCGTGCTCTACGAATTAAATCCTCCCATGCAAGGTCGGGGTTATCGTTGTAGAACCCTGTAGTGAATGGGGCATTACCGGCCATAGCCTGTGCGAATGGACCCATATTAAACGGTGAGGATTGACCATTGTATGCGTAGCTAGGCATTAGGTAGTCCCCCGTTCTCTATTACGCTTGGCTAGTGCCTCTGCGTACTTCATAAATGCCTCTGGTGTCTTATTCCATGATGGTTGCGCGGTGCCTTGTAGCCAACCAATGTATGCGTTATACATAGACTGATTATCAAAGTTACCACCCTGACCACTGCCCCAATAGCTACCATCCCATGCCATCATATCCTCATCCGGCATCATTTGGGCTTCATCGGTTGCTTCCATAAAGCCCCAATCCATCGCAGTATCCGGTGCTGCTCCTGCTGGTGCTGTCTGTTGTTGGTTACCGGTTGCCATCGCTGCTTCGGTAGAGGTTAGTCCCTCTGCTGGTGGAGCAGTGGATGTTGTTTCTTCTGGTTGGTCCTGTTCAAAGCTGCGTTGTGCTTCGAGTACCGCATCAGTCATGAACTTGTAGTATTCGGAAATGTCTACATTCTGTTCATCCTGCATCGATCCATTATACCAGAGTCTGATAGCCTCATCGGCACCCTCTGTGAATGCCTTAGCTACCTCTGGTGCAATGGTAACACCCTCTTGTGCAAGGTATTTCAACACAATTGCACTGGTCTTATTCGTGACCTGTTGTGAGTTTGTTGCGTTTTGGAATGGTACAGTACGGTCTGCTTCGGTCAGGTTACGCATAACGGCATATTGTGCATCGGTGTCCCATGCGGTTGTTCTGTCGGTTGGTGACTCTGCTGCTTGTGTACCCTGTACGGCATCAGTAATAGCCTGACCAGCGTTCATTGCTGCACGCGGTAGACTTCTTATGAGCGGTCTGGTGACATTAAGTGGTGAATTGTACAGGAAGCGTGTTGGTGCTCCGGTTATTCTGCTGGCATCGGTAGCAAAGTCTTTTCCACTACCGAGTAACTGTCCAATTACATCACCGGTTACACGTGCTTCACCCATACCGGGCAGCATACTACGTGTAAATGCGCGTGCGTTTGGTCCCGTTGCTGCCTTAAACAAGCCTACTGCTGGTCCGATAGGGGGCATAGGAACAACGGGTTTGATTGGGGATTTCTTTAGTATTTCATCTAAGAAGCTCATATTACACTCCTAGTGGCATACCTGCTGCCATACCAAGCGGCATAGCACCAGCACCCGGTTGTCCCGGTGGTAGTCCACCACCCGGTCCACCAAGAGATGAGCCGAGTGATTGCTGCATCAGGTTGGCTCCGGGCTGTGCTACCGGTGCTTGCGATGTGGTTGTGAGTCCCGGTACCTGTGGTCCCTGTGGCATCTGTGGTTGTTGTGGTTGTCCACCAGCAAACTCTGCCATCTTCATGGTCATATAGAGTTTGAAGAGTTCTGGATCAGCCTGATACAAGGTAAGAGGAACCAGTCCCTTCTTGATGATATCTTCATCCATGTTGATAAGATCATACAATACGCGCTGATTTTCTCGCTCTGGATTGTCGATCATGAGGTAGTCTTCACGTGCAGTTTCTAGTGAGATGAGCTTCTTCTCAACCAGCATGGTTGCTAGCTGTGCCATCGTTGCTCGATCCTTCGGTGATACATCACGATAGTATACAATATTTTCGGTACCAACAGCCTCTACTTCTTCTGGTGCAAGTGTTACACCAGATTGTACAACACCTTGCTGGTCGCGTGTCCAGAAACCAATCTCACCCTCTACGAAGTCACGGATAAGAATAAGTGCACACTCATTTACCTGTGTATATGCTTCCTGCATTGCCTCAACCACAGCATAGAGTTGGTCTCTTGCTGCATCAGTCATCATCGACATGAGGAAGCCAGTTTCGGTGCCACCCTGTCCCCAGAGTACGTTCGGCAGTGTGCCCTTCTGTACATCATCGAGTAGGCTGTCAATGACCGGCCCAACATCGTTTGGATTTGGGTTCAGTAGGAGTGGTTCTACTCGCTCTCTGTCATACAACAGGTAGTTTGTGGTGCCCGGTGTATAGTCGAGTGGTCGTGGGAGCTTATCTTGGTTTGGGTCATAGTAGTAGAGTGAAGCGGGGTTAGCTGCGTTGGCAACTTGTGTCGCAAGTTGTGATAGGAGTCGGTTGAGGGATGCATAGGATGCCTTGATGCCGTGGAAGATCGGTACACCCACATCTTCAACCCATGAAGTCTGGTCCACCGAAGTTGCGCGGATCGGAGAGCCGTTGCCGGTAACAATAGCCCACGGTACAAAGCCATATTCATGTGCGGTTGGCTTCTTGATGTACACACCCGCAACTGAGATAGCGTGGAACCAGTCATCGTAGTATTCGGTGACCTCCACCTGTTCCTCATCATCTTCCTCATCGAATTCCTTAGCCGCTTCCTCCCACTCATCTTTGAGTTCTCCATATGTGGTCCAATATTTATGCACTACATAGAGTAGCCCTCTGTCTCCAAACTCAGGGTATACCTGTCGTGGATCAAAGAGCTTGACTCTGATGGGCATTTCGACTGCTGGGTCTACTTCGGAGTCGTACCAGATACGAAAAGAGGCCCATCCCCTCAAACAGAGGAAATGTGCCATCGCGTGCTGGAGTGAACCCTGACTCTGTGACCTTCTCCACGTGCGATTCCACGTTGTCCACGACCAACGTAGGAAGTTCTCAATCTTCTGAGCTTCTTCTTTGTCATCTGGTCCGGGTGGAATAACTTGGATCGTAGGAGTCTGAGATGCAAGCATGTTTGCTGCCTTCTCAACCACAACGTAGGGTGTATTTTTCTGGATAACTTCACCAGTACCCTCTACCTGCTCTTCCAAACGATAGAGTGATAGGTCTTCATCCATGCGGTTGTCGCGGGGAAGCCATTTACCGGTGATTCGAGTAACCTTGTCATCGATTTCATCTTCGGTGATCTTGCGCTTCTTCTTGCGCTGCTGTGCCTTCGCTTGTGACTGATTATCTGGTAGTGATGGGGGCTGTGATAGCCCCTGCTGGGCCTGTATCTCCTGTAGAATGAACTGCATGGTTGGGGTGTTCGCAAGACCGGCCAGGATTCCACCGAGAGGATCACCAGCAGCTTGCGGTCCACCAATACCAGCAGCAATAGGGTTCTGTAGACCCATAGGAGCACCGAACCCCTGCTGTGGATTCATCTGTTGCGGTAGTGGCCCGACAACACCCGGAGGAAAGCCACCACCACCAAGAAGTGCAGCAAACGGATTAGGATGCTGCTGTGGTGGGAACGGTATAGACATACGCTTTACCTCCGGTGCGCTACAATGTCATCGTACGCTCTTTTTAGTCTCTCTGGTTCTGGTCGTTCCATGATCGCAAAGAGAGGCTCGTTGACAAAATAGTATTCAAGTGCTGACCGATAGTGGCTTGTGCCATCATGAATTGGCTTGATCTTCTCATTGGTTGACTGTGATGTAGGGTTGCGCTGTGGGAAGCGTGCGTTAGATAGTGCGTTATAGAATTCGACACAGTTGGGCATGTTGATGCCTTCGATGTTACGAATGCCTAGCTCTGTCTTGCGCTTGCGTTCAGCAAAGTCATTATCCTTCTGGTTGGTCTGAATAATAATATTGTGACCGGCCAGTACATGATAGGCAGAGGTACCAGAGGCTACCGAACGCTTGTATACATCCGGGTCTCCATAATGCATAGCTCTAGGGAAATGGGCATGATCGGCAATAATGATCTTGTCGAGTTCCGTATAGTCGTGTGTATTATCATCTGGGAATGAACCTAATATAAAGGGTACATAGAAGTCAATAGCCTTGTCTCGATTGCTATAGCAGTCCACGATACGTGTCTTGCCCGTGGTTGCATTACGTGCAATCCATATCAGGGCTGTGTCATCATGAATACCAAAGTCCCATGCCACAAAGAGATGCCAACGTGGTTCCCACGGATAGAGTCCCTGCTTTGTGTGTACAAAGTCGGGATAGACTAGGCCACGACCAGAGCGATGATAGTCGATATCAAGCTCTTGTGCCGCATCCTCTTTGGTCATACGAGAGCGTTGTGTGCGCTCCCATTCTGCATTCTTGGCAGAATCTCGTGTAAAATGTAGGGTAAAGATTCTATGTCTTCCACTAAATCGTTCCTTGGCAAATCCATTCTGCTCAGGTGGTCCGTTGACAGTGGAGATGAGGATACGGGTGGGAGTAGACTGTGTAGTAGCTCGAAAAGCCTGTTCAAAGTCGTCCCAGAAGGCAGCTTCATCCATGACAATGACTGTATATCGGCCCTGTCTGGAGAAATTTGGATTACTAGATTCACCAATAATAACATTGCCATTCTCCGGGTTAACTACTTTGAGCTTCATACGGTGCTGGCCGGGGTTGTATCCCTTGGGTAATAACCAGCGTGGTAGGTGTTCGAGGAAGTATGCGATCTTACCAAAGTGACTATCAAGGGTCCAGTTGTCTACGAGGTCTTCCTTACGGGAGCCAACGAGTGCTTGGAAACCTTTGCGAAAGAGGAAGTTATGACAAAGCCACGCGACAAAGAGCCATGTAGCTCCCATCTCGCGTGACTTCTCTAAGAGTCCATCTTCTTGATTGTCTAGGAGACTTGTGAACCACTCGATAACTTCCATCTGATACTGTCGGTTGTCTGTCATAAGGAAAGGAAGATCGGGGTGTGGTGCTCCTTCTCTGGGATCAAATGTAAAGCCAAAGAGATTAATAAAGAATATCGGATCGTTCTTACAACGCTCACGTACTCCATCTCTATATTGTGGATAGTCCCGTAACAGCACCGTGAGCTTTGCTCTGTCGCGCAGTGTTATCGGGTTATCAGGAAGAATCAATTGTGCCATTATACCATTCCTATGTAGGTGATCGTATCTGTGCGCTTAGTACGCTTTACGTGAACTAGGTTTCTTCTTTTTAGCAAACGGATTAGTGCCGCTTGACTTGCGAGAGCCTACCTTATTATCTGGTTCAAACGGAGACTTACGTGTTCTACTGTCTTCACTGATAACATTGTCTGGCTTTCTTTTGTTTTTCGTTGTCGTTCGTTTAGCAGGTGTTGACACTAATCATCGTCCTCATCTTCATCATCACTAACTGGTCGTGCTGCTGTAATTGCTGCTGCCTGTGCCGCTGATGATAGATAGGCTAGTCTATGAGCTTCGGTCGGGAATGCTGTGCCATCTACACCGGCTGGTCCTACGGGGCCAGTCGGTCCAGTATTACCTGCTTTTGCTGCTGCACTCACCTGTTCCTGTGTTGGTGGTCCACCAGTAAATCCTGTGGGTCCAGTTGCGAGGATGTCACCCGTAGCACCAGTTGGTCCAGTTCTACCTGCCATTAGTAGCCTGCCTTCCTGCTCTTACCTGAGCCAGTTGGTCCACCCTTAATCTGCTTACACATTTTTGATTCACCCGGAGCACTCACAGTACGATTGGTAATCGGTGCAGCCGCGCGCATTTCCTTACCAACTCTGCGAATACGATCCTGCTGTTCGGCATCATACGTATTGTATGCCATGCTTACCCCTCCCGTGATTGTTCCGATAGAAACGCATATAGCTGATCTGGATCACCCTCAAAGTCAGGTACTTCCTTCTCAATCGGTGTATCTTGTGGTGTGCCAACCACGTGCCTATTCTGTTGTGCCTTCTCAGCACTAATACCAACTCTGTCTAGCAATGTTTTAATCGCTTCGAGTTGTACCTTCGGATCGATTCTCGTACCGGCCTTAGGCTTAATGAGCTTCTCTAGGCCAGCCACAGCATCAATAATAAGCATGTTAAGCTGGTCATAGCCGCGCTGTCTGAGGTCGGCAAATGTAGCAGCAGAGCGGTCAAGAATTGCGATACCTTCAAGGGCAACCTTCTCTTCCCATCTGTCCTGCTTGTACCACTCATAGACTGTTGCCCTGTTGGTGGTCGGAATATTGGGTCTGTCTGATGGATCATCATGTAAGCGTTGTATATACCAGAGATACAGTTGGTTCGGGTTCTGCTTCATACCGAGTAGTGGAAGTCGTTTGTAGTCTTCGTAGGCTTGTCTCCTACGTAGGTCTTCGCTGGGATTTGCCATTCTGCTTGCCCTTACGTTGCTCGAATACTCGTGTCACTGCCTCTGGTGGTGTTGGTGGTGGCTGTGCTGCTTGGAACTGTGCCGAACTGAGCTTAACCATTTCCATGTGATAGTCGGTCAGGTTGACAGCATTGCCATCAACATACCACATAAAGATGCCGGTCGGTGATTCATCTGCTGGTACAATACCATCAGTTGTAACAACCAGACCGAGGATTTCGTTCACTGATATTTCGTTCTCATCATCATCAAAATGGGTGCGATCAACGAGTGCCTGGTGCAAACACGGCACAAGCTGTGCCCACGGTGCTGTTTCTAGAAAATATACTGCGTACAGGTTGTTCTTGTCAAGTACGTGTCGAATGCGTAATGCCATGTCATGCCTTTCGTTGCGCTTGCACGCTACGGGAACGCAAATAAGCCCGTAGTGAATACTACGAGCGTATAAGAGGGGCAAGCCAGATGCTTCCCTACAACAAATGTGAGTCTTATGACTAGTGGTGTTCTGGCTCTCCCTCTTAGGTGTCTATACTCAGAGTCGAACTGAGTGTAAGATGCGTATGAAACATCGGCCTCACCGTTTGGCTCTATAGACATGGTAGCGGTGGTTGGGTTTGCACCAACGTTTTCTTGGTTATGAGCCAAGCGAGATGACTACTTCTCTACACCGCAATGTATCCACCGCGAGATTCGAACTCGCATTCAACAGTTTTTGAAACTATTTGCTTTGCCAATTAGCATACGTGGATAAGGAAGGGGTTTTCTAGAAAACCCCGGAGGCTCATACTGGATTTGCACCAGTGTACACTGTTTTGCAGACAGCTATCTAACTGCTCGATCAATGAGCCACGAAAGAACCGGACAGGATTCGAACCTGCAACCCACAATTTCACAATCAGTGGGCAGTAGTGTGCTCTACCGACACGTGCCTATAGCTGTTGACTGGCCGGTCTGACAGCGTACGTGCTTCGGTTCATCGTTGCCAGAAGGGCTGTGACTTCGAAGTTTTCGAGAAAACTCCTACCGAGCGCGACCAAGGTGTCATCAGGCTGACAAGCATATTCAGTTGTAGCGGTGCAGGTACACTGAGGCCGAGTACCGATTCCCTGCTGTGGTACATGCCCACGGAATCACATTATCCTCTTGTTGCACACAGCGGAAGAGACAGGATTCGAACCCGCTGGGCATTTAGCCCTACTGCGTTCAAGGCAGCTACACTCTCCAACGTTAGCTCTTCCATGTTGTGCGATGCCTTTTTGGTTGTGGTTATATCGCACTGTTCCGGCCACCCAACTCATCACTGGAACCTGTCGGGGCACCTACTACGAAGAGTAGTGCGTTCGCTTTCATAGGAGTCAGCAAGGCTGACTCCGCGTGACTAGCTTTGCTAGTCACTAAAGATTCCTAGGCTGGACCCACGGCACACCATGCAGGAGTCGAACCCGCGCTAACTGGTTTGGAATCAGTTGTACTTCCGTTATACGAATGGCATATGTTGGGGCCGTAGCCCCGTGTATTACATCATTCCCGGTGGCATACCTTGTCCACCCTGAGCACCTAGGGCACTAGCGAAGGGCATTCCACCACCCATACCCGGTGGTCCTGCCTGCCCCTGTGGCATAGCACCACTCTGTCCTAACATCTGCTTTAGTAGCATCATCAGGAATGGCATGATAGCTTCCATACCCTGTCCACCACCACCCATTCCGGGTGGCATACCACCACCAGCTTGTCCACCACCAGCACCCATTCTACCAAGCAATGACTGAATATCCACGTAACCTCCTAAGAGCCGAATAAATCCGACTCACTACATGAGCCGAAGAGCAGATTCGAACTGCTGCTCAGTGTTTACGAAACACTTGTTCTTCCACTAAACTACAACGACAAGCACGCACCATAGGGAAGTAGAACTCGCATCTACCTATGATATCCTAGCCACTTGGTTCCCCATGATCGCGGAGCCACACCTGAGACTTGAACTCAGTACATCGTTCTTACCAAGAACGCATTCTACCAGATGAATTAGTGTGACATATTGCTAGGTAATGTGGGGTGTGTGCCGATGACCCACATTTTACATGACACTACAACCTAGCAAGGCTCCCCAGAGAGGAATCAAACCTCTATAATGACTTTAACAGAGTCGCGTAATATCTTTATACGACCGGGGAATATAGGCAGTTTTCACTAGAAAAGCTAACTAGAGGTAATACTGCCAAACCGGTGGGGAATGAAGGAATCGGACCTTCGAATACATCCTTATCAGAGATGCCGCGAACCATTTGCGTTACTCCCCAATTGAGTCTGCATAGTCCCAATGGTTGTAGGTACGAATATCTCTACGACCACGAGTTTCACCATAGTTTGTTCTACACTCCAGCTTACTATAGTGATCTATAATAAACTGGTCTGCTTCGGACCTAGGAGTCGGACCTAGATTGGCTGTTTCAGAGACAGCTTGCCTACCATTAGCAGAGTCCGAAATAATGATCCACTGTTGAATTTTTGCACATATACCGGGATCACCCGTACGCACAATAGGTACTCCACAAAATGATAATTGTTCATGCGTGCGTGGGTAGTAGCGCATACTATCCAATTCCTCTTCGAATATCTCGTACTCGCGTGTACCCATCTCGAACATAACAACCTTCACATCTCTGTTGTTGTCAAGAAATGTTCGAAGAAGCGGTATGATCTGCATGAGAACTACTTTCTAGCTTTTCTACAGCATAGCGGTGTAGGTATGCCGTTGCTTCTACAAACTCTTGTTGAAATATATTCATAAACGTAGGAGATGCAGCAAGGACATTTGGCAATGCTACAATGAGCTTCACGCTGTTGTAGTATGGCATAGTATCCTTAACAACACCAACTTCTACAGCAACATAGCAATTATCATCGCTACGCTCCACCATTGAACAGTCACCGGCATCGTTACACAACCACACACCAGTATAATTAACCATGTATATCTCTTTCTAGGATGGTTCCAAAGGAATGATTCGAACATTCATTAGCTGTTTCAAAGACAGCCTTCCTACCCTTAGAAGACTCTGGAATATTAGTCCCACCACAACCAGACAAGATCGGTCTTGAACTCCATATCATCTGGGCTGTGTGGGATTATTGTAATCATAATTTCACCAAACAATGTGTCCGTATACAGGTGTACCTCACACGAGTCAGCATAGTCTTCACCGGGTCCATCGTGATCTTTATATATTTCTGGTATAGTCACATGACCACCTAGCTGTTCGATGGTTTGAAAGAATTGTAGGGCTTCTTCATTCGTAAATTGATTACTCGCAAAGTTGCCTGTATTCCCTCTTTCGATCTGTTCCTGAATGTAGTCAATGCCTGATTGCATGGTGTAACTACTTTCTAGGGGGGTGTCCCCGACTGGATTCGAACCAGTATTCTGCTGGGTAAGAGCCAGTAGCAGTACCATTGTGCTACGGAGACATGTTGAGCCTTTTATAGTCCTGCTCAGGACCAAGCGGAAAGTAGAGGAATCGAACCCCTGGAGGTTGCCCCCTACGGTTTAGCAAACCGCTGCATTACCACTCTGCCAACCTTCCATTTTATGTTTCTACGAACGGCTCCGCTGCGTGAATGTCTCGTGCATTCAGGTATGCAGCCTGTGCGGTGTTCCATGTCACACCCGGTGTACTGACTACAGTGAAGAGGAACCTACGAGTTAGGTGTGTCAGTGTTGTGATCGCTGCTACACGAAACGCTTCTACGATTGCTTCTGCCTGCGCTGATGTCATGTGCATTGTTATACCCTTTCTGGCTCATGCCATGTTGTTAGTCCACATTCTGCATCTTGTGATGCATCTCTCCACATTGTTGTGTTGTAGTATGGATCAAAAATAGCGAGTCGTTCCTCATTCGTATCTTCATCAGCAAGCTGCACAATCATTGCTGCAATGTGCCGACCATCATAGTCTACGTAGTGTACGATCCGACCGATACTTGATGTCATATTGCTACTTTCTAACTAGTGTGCGACAGGAGACTCGAACTCCCATCTCTTGCGAGACAAGCCTCTCAGACTTGCGTGTATGCCATTCCACCAATCGCACATGGGTACGGGTAACAGGATTCGAACCTGTAGCGTGCTGGGCTTAAACCAGTTGTGTTTGCCGTTTCACCATACCCGCATAGATGGGTGGTTTTTAGAGAGGGTAACTCACAGACATATTAGTGAGCGTTGCCACCAACCTCTTTGTGTACCTGACAGGATTCGAACCTGCACCCCTTGCGAGAATAGCTTCTAAGGCTATCGTGTATGCCATTCCACCACAAGTACATGATGATGGTTCCACCGCGATTGCGCGTTACCATCAACCGCAAAGTGCAGCAAAGGAGGATCGAACTCCTGAGTCTACATTGGCAATGTAGAAGTTTACCGCTAGCTTATTGCTGCCTATCGTAAACGAACCTTATCAGGATGCTCCGCAGCGCGTTGTACCTGCGTAGCTTCTTCTTGCTGAAAGTAGGCATCTGCTGTTGTAGCCACCAATACGGTTAGGTATACTCCCATGAACACGAGACCTACGATGGACCAGTAGACTGATAGTATCGCAGTCGATACCGCGTATGCAGACAAGAGCAGGGTCATACCCATGACCCATCGGCCACGTAGATCAAAGAACTTCTTGAAATAGCTAGTCAATAGCTTGACTGATGTGAGTACACCAACGGCACCGAATACTCCACCCTGTATGATTAATGTAGTGTCAATGTCCATCAGGACTCCATTCTAATGGTGCGGGATGCCGGAATTGAACCGGCTTATCAACTTTGGAAGAGTCGCAGTTTACCGGTAACTCAATCCCGCAAGCAATGACCGCTAGTTGGTCTAACGGTCAATGATCTGTTTCCACATATGGTGGATCAGTCTGTTGTGGAGTGAGACAGTCGATCTATGATCTTCGTGAGACTGTCGTGTGGGGTACTCCTTACCTGTCATGATTGACAAGTGGCTGGACACTCTTACACTCACGAGCTAGTACGAGTATCTGATACTAGCAAGGGCACCAATGGCAGGAATCGAACCCGCAGTAACTGATTACAAAACAGTTGTGTTACCATTACACCACAAAGGTAAGGTACCGCTACGTGGAATCGAACCACGACTCTCGGATTCGAAGTCCGAAACACTCTCCTTTATGTTATAGCGGCATGGCATCCTCACGCAGATTCGAACTGCGACCAAAGGCTTCGCAAGCCCTCGTTCTATCCCTTGAACTATGAGGATAGGGTTCCCTCAACCGGTAACGCTCCGATCCACACCGGGCTTCAACCGGACGCTCTACTTCTGAGCTATGAAGGAGTGTATGTATACTGAATTGTTATAAATGGTATTGCCAGCCATTTATAGCTTTCGAAAGTATGGTGCGAATGCTGATATGTTAGCCGTTTTACAAGATAGGTGAAACATATCCAGAATCTCCACGGTACACGTGTTTCTTTGTGCTCACCTACGATCTTAGTAATAGCAAACGCACGGCCTTTATATTTTCGCATCGTTTCTAGTTCGTAGCTACCAATACGCTTTCTCATGCTTCAACCAGTCTTTCGTTATTCTACGTACCGATGACCAATGCTGTTGCTTCATCTGTAGTCTACCACTACGAGCATGTGTAGCATATTCATTCAGTGATGATCGTTTACCATTCGGAGTTGCACACTTACGCATGTTAGTCCCCCCAACGGGATTCGAACCCGTGTTCTCAGCCTTGACAGGGCCGCGTGATAGGCCACTTCACTATAGGGAGTTGGTCGAACCAACGAGATTTGAACTCGTGTTGCCTGTGTGAGAGACAGGCTTCCTGATCCACTAGAAGATGGTTCGAGGGTCTGGCATGGTAGATTCGAACTACCGGCTACCGCATTCCAAACGCGGGGGGATGACCGCTTCCCTAATGCCAGATGATAAGAAAGTTTCATTCGTGAAACTTACTATAGGTTCCACTCTATAGCGCAGTCACCTACAACCATGCGGTACTCTGTACGGGGATCGAACCCGTGCCAACACTTTGAAAGAATGTTTGCCTTCCACTAGCATAACAGAGCATGTTGCGGAGCGTTGATAACGCACTGGCTCCGCATGTGCGATCCCTAAGAGGGCTGGTGATATAGCCCTGTGCCCCGTAGAGGAATTGAACCTCTATCCACAGTATGTAACACTGTTGCCTTACCATTATGCTAACCGGGCATGAGGGACCGCAAACCTAACGCTGGCACTTCCCCGCTCTCTGCTGTACAGTCAGATCGTAGGTACTAGGCTTCCCGCATTTGAGACAGTCCCGGTCGCTCTTTCAGGAGTTGAACCTGCTCATGAAGAAGATATAAGCTTCCTGCCAACTACCGGCTGGCACAAGAGCGTTTATTAGTAATAATCTCTAAGAGGTCTATCACGCAGACTAAACAATGCCTCAGCTACAAGTTCCTCGACTGGTCTATTGCTATCCCAATCCTCGATGGTGTCGATGTAGTCACCCTTTGATGTGACCTTGTATGTAGATGGGTGACCAACGATACTTGAAACAGATGTGTTGGTGATTTCCAGTTCACGTATGTTTCGCTTATTACTAAGGTATCCACCCGGAATCAGTTCAACCGTTACACGCAGCATTATCCGCACCAATTCACAATAATATCAATGGCTTTTTCGAGTTCCTCTTCAATGTAGTTTGCATCATAGTTTAAATCCCACGCATCACCCACCCGTTTGAGCACTGGAATCAGAATCTCAGCAAGTTTGGCAAAATCACGTATAGCATTGCCTGTCATATCACGATCAAACAGGAGAGATTCTAGTGCATCCTCTGAGATGTTTATTTGTAGCATACTACAGGCTTTCTAGGTTTTCGTGAAAACCTATTTCTAGCAGTTCCCTGTGAGGAACAGCACAATCAATATGATAAGAATCAATCCAACAAGTCCACCCGGCCAGATAATCATTATACCACATCCTTATCAGTCTGGATGATACAGTTCCCACAACATCCACACAATAGCTCCAAACACCATCAACCAGAGTATCAATGCTGTGAGCCACATTATATCACATCTTTCATTGTTTGTCAAGTGGCACCCCATGTAGGATTTGAACCCACACCTTAGACCTTAGAACGATCAAGCTCTTCCGTTAAGCTAATGGGGCAGGGTCAGCAAGGTGAGAATCGAACCCACATAGCTGGATTCACAGTCCAGTGCATTTCCAATATGCTACATGCTGGGTGCCCGTGAGAGGATTCGAACCTCTATCCTTCATCATGTCGAGATGACATTCTGCCAGTCGAAATACACGGGCTTGGTACATCCATCAGGGATCGAACCTAAACTCACGGATTAAAAGTCCGCTAGACTTCCATTGTCTTATGGATGCGTGGGTGTGTCCGGGGAGAATCGAACTCCCATTGTCACAATGCAGATGATTTACAGTCACCCTGCGGGTCCACCCGCATCAGACACGTGTGTTGGTTATTCACCGACACCAGCAAACGGTTGGGCATGGGTACGTGTCCCCAAGTCACGGAACTGATTATTAACGTGAGTCAGCCAGTCACGGGTGGAGGTTCGGGGATTCGGACCCCGTACTACTGCGTGCAAAGCAATGGTTTTCCCAAGTAAACTAAACCCCCACGTTGAGCAGTTTTTATGTCCCCGTATGATAGTGAGAGGAACGTAGTGGTCATGCTCAGGACCGCGTTTTATGAACTTGTATACATTGTATCATATTGATACGTGTTTGTCAAGTGTCCGTTAGTACAGGTCTACTTCCGTTTACATGCACAGCCTGAGCAGCATGTGCATACTTCGCATTCACACACGGGTTCCTCCTAGAATGCTCTACGTACAAAGTAAATTACAGCTACGATCAGTAGAACGATCACAAGCATAGCAACGAAATCAGTTATTGTTAAGTTCGTGAATATGTCCATCTACTTCTTCTTTCTGCCAGTTGACATACCTATGGCTATGGCTTGTTTGTGTGGTTTACCTGCTTTGTGTTCCCGTGAGATATTGTCTGATATACAATCTTTCTTAGCCTTCCCACTCAGCTTCGAACAATCACGTAAAGGCATCGATAACCACCCCCCTTCACATAATTGGATTATACGTATATACATAGAGTATATAATCTATTCGAGGTAACAAGGAAAACATAGCCGTGATGTCCACGGCTTTGTTTTTATTGGTGCCGAGAATAGATTATGTAGTATATTGTAGTTGTTAGCAACTGACAGAGTTGCGTTACAACTACCTACTAATATGCCCCGTAGTAGCGGCTCAGGCCGCGTTACTACACACAGAGGGGCAGATTAGGAGAATCGTTTGTCAATATTGAATACAACATCACTCACATCACTCATAACTCACTATCGTTCGTTACTCGTTCTGTTCGTTCTGTTGTATCGTAGCTCTAAAGAGCTACGTGGTTTAACCCCTCCCCCTGATCCCCCTCCCCACGCTTCTAGTGGTTTGCCGTTTCGTAAAAGACCATCCTTCAAGTGGCAACGGGCTTGTAGAAGCGGTTTTTCTTGCCACTTGATCCATGATTTTATTGCCCGACAAACTAGAAAGGAGCTAGATGCTAGACTTTACTGAGCGTAAAGACAGAGACCTAAGAAGGAAATACGGTATCACTCTTGATGTGTGGAACGCGATGTATGCGGCCCAAAGAGGACGATGTGCTATCTGTGATCGATCTGACCAGAGGCTCGTTGTAGACCACGACCACCACTCAGGAGCAGTTCGCGGTTTACTATGTGTTACCTGCAATTCGGGGTTGGGTATGCTCCAAGATGATCCCGATCTACTCGACACGGCCAGAGACTACATTCTGGGTATTCGATACGTGTCGGACGACTAATCTATTACCCCTTGACATTTGTATCAAGATGTGATATAATGCTAGCATCGTTCGGAGATAGCTTCGAACGCAGGGCAAGTGAAAGGAAACTACATGCCCCCACGAGCTAAGAGCGTCCCGGCTCCAACTGAAACATCCGATGAGGATGATGGATTCGAGGAAGCGTTGGTTGAGTCGGTTGGCTCCAGTCCACAGGTAGCTGCTGGACCGATCCCATACCCAGCCCAAGCATACCGCACGTTGCGGGAAAACCACACGTTGCCAGTGGATCACCTTGGTAACATCAAAGCATATCGATTCATTGATGTGCTAGACTTTGCGTACACACAGGGGTTCCAGCGGTTCGAAGCACCCGATGTTACGGTCTATCCGACCGGTGGACCAGATAGGGGAGAGCCTATTGCGGTTGTGACTGCCTGTGCTGTCTTCGCTGATGAGGAAGGAAACGACACCTTCCATTACGGTATCGGTGATGCATCACCATCCAACTGTAACAAGATGGTCGGTAAGCATTTCGTTCGTATGGCTGAGACACGCGCACAGGGACGTGCTCTATCACGTGCTATGAACCTCAACGCGGTACTCAGTGATGAACTGGCCGATAAGGATGATGCTATCACACCAGCACGCGGAGGTCAAGCCCAGACCTTCCCTAGCTCTGGTCCCGCTCCACAGCGGCAGGCACGTGCTACATCGAATGGTCTGAGTAAGGCCGATATGGCAGTGATGCCGGAATACTGGCCTGAACCCAACAATGAGGATGGCACTGGCTTTACCTGTGAGATTACGAATGTACCACTCACAGGCAAGCAGGCATTCTGGTCCAATGATAAGGTTGGACGCACGGTATGTTGGGACGAGCAGCAGAAGATTCTGAATGCTACGAAGGCATAACCATGACAGCACGATTTTCGAATACATCGGAGTATCCTGACAGATACCCCAACGAAGTCGCGCTGAACGAAGCCCTCTCGAAAGCCTTTGCTAGAATGACTTGGATGGATGAACAGGACGAACGGGTCTTTGGTATTCGGCCCGTTCGTCCATCCCGCACCGCTGAACGGCTGGGTGTCGAACGGTATCTGAAAACGTACTGTAAGGTAACTGGAGAAGACTACGAAGCATGGCACGACAGAATTACACAGATGTATCAGCACATGCACTACTATGACACAGATGTAAGCGTACGACACGTGCGGCAGGATATTATCGACAACTTCCTCTATCAAGAATATAAAGACCAGCTTGAAGATGCAGATGCTATTCGTAGCTATTCATCATTTGTGATGTTCGTAAGCGCAAAGGCTATTATCTCACTCCTGACTGAACATATGGCAGAGGTTAGCTGTGCGCTACCACCCAAGCGTGCAGATGCCATTGCATTCAGGTCACGAGATGACTATGATGAGACTGATCCGGTATGGTATCTCTCCAACGTGTTCGTTGCGGTACCCGGTACGTGGGAAGCTGTACAGTCACTCCAACAGATGTATAGTGATGTAGTACGGGTAGAATGTACGCTGAACAAACAGCCCATTCAAGGAATCCTACCGGATGATCCGCACAGGGTGGCAGAGGAAAAGAAAGCGGAAGACTTCGAAGAGGATATCCGTATGCAGCAGGCTGTACAGTCATTCCTAGCAGAAGAAGGCACAACAGAAGAGATAGCACAACGCTATGGTTTCGGACAGAAGCGATTTAGGAAATACCTGAAAGATAATGGTTTCATGCGGTCCCACGGTGGAGACCGTAAGGGAGGTTCGAGAAACTCCCGAGATGGGAAGCGAAAGGCCCAATAAGTGTGGATACAGATACCCAAGAGTTTAGTGGAGATGGAACTGAACGGGACAGCACCCGAAGACAGTACGTTGGCCTATGCCGGTTTTATGATCGGGATGAGCCAGAAGACCTTGATGGAGATGCTACCCGAAGATGCTATCGAGACCGCGTTAGATACTATCCAGACCGCGACCGAAACAAAGAACAGCGCGGAGGAAAGAAGCGCAAACAACATACAGAACCATCCTTCCGAACCCTTGGAAAACGATACGTTGACTTCGATATCGACACTATTCAAGACAACGTGGCCCGACCACCTAAGCCCCGACACTAGCCTATGTGAGAGCCTGTGGGAAGCAGCAGGACACGACATGTCCCTCATCGTGGATGTAATAACCACACTAGAGGTTAGCACCGATACCATCCGTACACCACCGGTACTTGTGCGTTATATCCTACAGAGTACGGACCCCTCTCGTATACGCGAACAGGCAGAGATTGTACGTAGGAAGATCGATGACACAACCCATATCCAACGAGCCTTGCGCGAGGCAGACAGGAAGATGCGTGAGGCTGAGAAGCCCACTGTGACACAGGAACACATCGAACGACTTGAAGCACTGAGAGGCCGACTGCGTGGGTGATATCAACGTAGCAATCGACAAGCTCGAACAGCTACAAGATAAGTGGATGAGGAACAAGAGCGATGTCTGGGGTACGAGTACGGGCTTTCCGAGTATTGATAAGTATACGGGTGGCTTCCATAATGGTGAAGTATTTGTCATTGGTGCTCGAACCTCACATGGCAAGACTGCTCTGGGTTCGCAGATGCTATTTTCGATTGTGGAAGAGATTGCTCTGGAGTCGATTGATGCTAAGGAGACAACTGGTAAGGTTGTCGTGTTCTCTCCAGAGATGAGCGGAGCCATGCTGATGCTACGACAGGCATCGGTGATGAGTCTGGTGCCAAGCACCAAGATACGTAGGGGTCAGGCTAGTGAGCAGGAACTCCAATCGTGGAGGTCAGCCACCGATATTCTTCGAGAGTTTGATCCGTATGTTGTCATGCGTACTGCCGGGGACTTATCGGCCCAAGACATTGTTACGCAGGTATCAACCCAACATGCCAAAGGAATTCCCATACGACTCGTTGTGGTCGATTATCTTCAATATCTCACAAATGCAGGAGGCAGGGATAATACCTACGAGCAGGTTTCGGGTGTCACAAAAGAACTCAAAGACCTCGCAAACAGACTTGATGTGCCAGTGCTTGTGCTCTCCCAAATGAATCGTAAGGCCGCACAGAAGGCTGAGGATGACTCAGAGGATGTACCCGAACTACATGAACTAGAGGGCAGTGGGAAGATCGAAGCACGTGCCGATACGGTAGCGTTGCTCTGGAGACCGATCAAGATATCGATCAATGAGGATGACCCACAACGTGCTCTGGTGCGTATTGGCAAGAATCGCAATGGCCCGGTTGGCATCGTGCCACTGTGGTATTATCCAGCGTATACACGCTTCGTTGATCCGGAGGCAGCATAATGAAGCTTATGTGGGTATCAGGATTTTTCATGGGTCTCGGTGTAATGAATATTATATATGCGTTAACGCTTCTGCTATGACACGAGCAACAGACCGGGGACACGAGTTTGAACATAGAGTAGCAAGACTGGTAGATGGGACAGTATATGTCGGGCAAGGTGCAGATGTGGACGTTACTGGCACTAATTTTCGCTTGGAGTGCAAGTATGTACAAAATCTACGCGCATTCAAAGCAAAGGAGTATCACGATCAAATCCTTGACTACGAAAAACGCAACACAGGCAAGAGGTTTGGACTTGTTTATACGGGAGGTAAACCCTACCAGAATGCACGGGTTTGGGTATCCGTACCCTTGGAATCCTTCAATGAGTATGTGGCCTTCCTGCGCAGGAGGTCGGCCCTACAACTACTAGAAATGGGTGAAACAGATGGCATCGAAAGCAAAGATCAGACCCTATAGACTCACGCAGACCGCATCAGCTTCGGTTAACCTAAATAACTTCACAATGTCAGAGGCACTACGCGGTGTCGCACAGTGGCTCGATGAGCATGAGGGGGCATCACTCGCGGGAGTAGCACAGAACTATGGGCCGGGAGATGAAGACAGCTATGTCGAATTCTTCTTCGATCAGGTGGATGATAGTGACCTTAATTGAAGCTCTCTGGGACAGGCCAGTTCGGTCTTGGAACGATCCGAAGGGAGTGTTCTTCAACGTTGGGAATGGCTCAATCAACCGCACAGCGGAGGGATATGTTCTAACGAACCGTATTCAGAATCACTACACGAGTCTGGGCAGACACCACCCCTCACAGAAAGAGAAGATACAGACTATAAGCTATGTTCAGTGGATCAATATGGATATGGACCTACACATTGTTGGATCACATCTCATAGATCAGAGCCTATTGTATCAGAAGAGTGTACGACCAGTTGATCGACAACTGATTATCGGACTCGAAGATATGCGCTTGATATGGTGTTGGGACCGCTGGGGCTTTGTAGCTAGCACCGGGCATTTCGATGATTGGGATGCCCACCAGTTCTGGGGACAATGCTTCGGACTCCTGAGCGATGACACTACCAAAGTAGTAGAGGTCAATCCACTACGCTACAAGAACCGTAGGCTCATGGAGAAGAACTGGTTGCCATTTATCCATCGTGGGTATATCAACCTGCTCTATGAAAGCAATCCCATGACCATCCTACAGGTGAGTGGTGTGCCAGTATACATAGGAGAAAAGAATGATTTACCAACCTTTCGAGGGTCAGGAAGCCCTATTCCGTGGGGGGACCGTTATCTATATACCGTCCACGAACAGGGTGTACTATGGGGAGAACTACCACTCACCGACCAATATTTCTATTCTCACCGGTTTGTGGAGATGGACCACTCCTACCAGATTACCCGCATCTCTCCACTCTTCAATTTCAGAGAAGAAGGAGTCGAATATACCTGTGGACACTGCCTGAGTCATGATGGCACAACACTCCTGATACCCTATTCATCATCCAATGGAACCGATAGTAACCTGATGGCTGTAGCTGTGAAAACAGTAGAAAAGATGTTAGATGCCTAGGATATACGTAGCTGGTCCAATGACCGGTTACAAAGATGGTAACTATCCCGAATTCAAGCGTGTGTCAGATGTACTATCCAAACAAGGTTGGACAGTTCTCAACCCGGCTGAGAATTTCGGTGGTCGCTCTGATCTACCTTATGACTGGTATATCCGCGAAGACCTGAAACTCATGGCATTCGCTGAGGCTATTGTGTTTCTTGATGGGTGGGATTTGAGTAAGGGGTGTTTGCTGGAACTACATGCCGCGTGGGTGCTTGGTATGTCAATCTATAAGTGGAACAACTACGATGAGTTGGACACCTTTGTCTTCTTCGATCCAGAACACCGACTGATACGGGCACTCATAGACCGTGTATTCTATAAGCCTGTAGATGAAGTGCTGGCTAATATGAAAGAAGATGAGGATGAGAATAGCGATTAGTGGCAAAATGAAGTCAGGTAAAACAACACTCGCGTGGTATCTCGAACGAGCATTTGCGCGAGAGGGTAACTATAGCAGCAAGACCTACTCATTTGCCGATCCTATTCGACAGGCTCTTCGTGAACTTGGTATCGAGAAAGCAGAGCATCCTGAGCTATATCGCAAAGGAGCGCAATATATTGGTACCGAACTATGCCGTACCTACGATCCTAACTGGTGGGTAAAGAGGATGGCTGCACGCACTGATCGAATGCCTCTAGCTGAACCGGTTATCATCGATGACATGCGCTTCCAGAACGAATACGATTGGTGCAGGGAAAACGGGTTCATTCTGGTTAGGCTTGACATTTCACCCGAGATGGTGTATAATAGGGGTGGTGAAGAGGGAACGTTCGATCATCCTAGCGAAACAGGGCTTGACCATATAGAGAAGGAAGAGTGGAACCTGTGGTTTTCAGAGGCCAGTTCGGTGGACCAGAGAGTCCAGCAGGTGCTAGAGTATGCACAGAAGGCCCATATCTTCCAGAGTGGGCCAAGCTAGCCCAGAAGCTAGCCATCGATATCGAGACTGATGCCTCAGTCGATGTGATGACCGGTAAGGTAACAGCCTTCGTATTCAGTGATGGAGAGAGCGCACATTTCATTGACATGCGCTACGTGGATCGATATGAAGGCAGATACCTGTGTGAAGCATTGCTTCACAACGACACCCTGATTATCGGACACAATATCCGCTTCGACCTAATGTGGCTTAGACACCACTATGGAGTGGAGTATCCCAGATCAGCATTCCTGTGGGACACCATGCTGGCCGAACAGGTGATGTATGCAGGACTCCAGCCTGAGTTTGATCTAGAGAGTACAGTCGAATACTACACGAAGCACACACTGGATAAGAGCCTGCAACTCAGCTTCGATGTGATTGGTCCCTTCTCAGATGAGCAGAAACGCTATGCGGTGGCTGATGTACTCTGGCTACCAGCATTGTGGGAAGCACAGCTAGAGAAGCTGCTCGAACAAGACCTGATGGGTATCTACGATATTGAAATTGATGTACTACGAGTCTTCGCAGAGATGGAACGTATCGGACTCTCCATCGATCAGGAGCAAATGAACACCAGACTGGAAGAGGCCGGTCAGACACACGCGACACTGCAACGCTACCTACAGGATGAGTTAACACCGCACGTACACAACCTCAGGATCGACAAGTTCGATAGTAAACAAGGCCCACTTGATGAATGGATGCTACAGTACGAAACGGCTGAATGGGATTATCGCTTTAAATGGTACGAGTATCAGCACTATCAAATCAATATAGATGGTCATCCCGACATGGAGTGGGAATATGATCGAAAGTGGAACGATTGGAAGATCAACAAGAAAGATAATCAGCCAGAGGGACAGCGGAGATATGTCAAATGGATGATGAAGAAATGGAGGGAAACGAACCCACGGCCTTTGAGACCCAAGCTCGATACATCATTCATCAATCTCAACTCGGACGACCAGATGATCGCAGCCTTCAAGACATTGGGTATCAGTCTCCCGAACTATCGAAAGGTAAGTCTCGCTCTCGCACTCGCAGATACAGAGAGCGAATACCTTCAAGAGATTCTGACCTCGCTACTATCATACAAGAGTCTAGAGAAACTCCTGACAGCGTTTGGGCCGAAGCTCGTAGCAAGAATAGGACCGGACGGCAGATTGCGCGGAAACTTCATGCAAATCGGGACCGCGACCGGCAGGCCATCATCTTCCAGACCAAACATGTTGACCATGCCGAAGAGGGGCAAGAATAAGTATTTCCGCAGGTTGTTCGTGCCGGGTCCGGGTAACCTCTTTGTTCGTGCTGACTATTCACAGATGGAGCTACGCTTAGTGGCAGAACAGTCTGGTGACACAGCAATGCAGAGAGCCTTTAAGACCGGAGTGGACCTACACACCTATACAGCCTCTCTGATGTTCAAGGTGGACATAGAGAGGGTTACGGAGGATCAGCGTGCCACAGCCAAGACTATCAACTTCGGTATTCTCTACGGAATGGGAGCCAATAAGCTGCGCTCTACACTGGCTGAACAGGGAATCAGACTATCGGCCAACGAGGCTTACGCTGCCGTTAAGCTATGGAAGACCAGTTATCCACAAGCTGCCCACTGGATCGACAGAACCGGATGGCAAGCTCTTAAAGATGGATGGACAGCAACCCCACTAGGGAGAAAGAGATACTTTGATGACCCCGCTACCGTGTCCAGACTCTCCAGAGGAAAGCTCAACGAAGAGCAAGCAGCCTTCTCCATCAAGCGAGAAGGAGCAAATCACCCCATCCAAGGAGGAAACGCAGATATCACCAAGATCGCAATGGCCCTCATTTATGATGCCCTCGGAGAAGATGGAAAGATCGTACTCACCATTTATGATGAGATTTTGGTCGAAGTATGCGAAGCGTTGTCAGGCTGGGCACGTGAAGTGGTTTATACCGGAATGATGGTAGCCAGCGAGATGGTACTAAAGAGCGTTCCATCAGCGGTCGAAGCAGAGGTAACCCGTAGTTGGAGTAGCGATGACCGCGTACACAACGATTCGCTGTCCAAACCCAGAGCATAACGACCACAACCCATCCTGTGCAGTATACAATGATGGTGGTGCGTTCTGTTTCAGTCGATGTGGGTACATTACACAAGAGCAATTAAAGGAGTGGATTGGTGACAACTATGCCCAGATGGTTACGGAAGCCAAACGGATTGCTTCCATCACGCATACACATCGTGGTCCCAGCCGGGACGAAGGCTACCGATTCTGCCTTCTTAGCAATGCAACACTTCTTACAGGCCGCAGACAGGCTAGAAAAGAGTGGTTTTATTCACGTGGTTTCACGGAGTATTCGTGTAGCAGATTCAAATTCGGCCATACAGGAGAGCACTTGGTCATCCCCCTCTGGTACAACGGAGAGTTCCACGGATACAAGCTCAGAAGAGATGAACGCTACTGTGACCCCGATGAAGTCAAATACCTAATACCGAAAGGCCAATCAAGTGTATGTGTTAGACCCAATCCCAGCGGAAGCCCAACAGTTATCACCGAAGGAGAGTTGGACGCATATCTGCTGTCCCAATGGGGGATGGATGCTATTACGAGCAGTACCGGAGTCGGGAGTATCAGCAACCTACTACAGTTCGAGCGCATACGATCAGGGGTTTACATTCTTCTTGACATGGACACAAGTGGTCAGCAGGTTGCCGATCAGTTGGCAAGCACACTTCACAATGCAGTTCGGCTATCCCTGCCCACCGGAAAAGATATCACGGAATATCTGTGCAGCTATGGAGAGGATGAGCGGGGACGAGCTTTACGCGATCTTCTTCGGAACCAGTGAAGAACAACAAGCAAACGAGGAAGCACTACGTAATCTTGTCGAACTGTCAGAAAATGTGTTTAAGACAGTTGTTGATAAAGCATTGGAGCAGAGTGTGACACCACTACAGGAAGTTGGTCACGAAGAGTGGTTAGAGAAGAAGATACTGGATCGTGCGTATAGTCTATGCTACAACGTGCTAGAGCTTGTTGAAGACATGAGAGGGTCAGAAGATATTGATGCAGAAGAGTTTGATGCTTTTGGATTATGTGAATCACAAGCTAACGAAATTCTACTGATTCGTGATCTCATGAGAGAAGAATAATGCTATCACAAATATGTACAAGATGCAGTAACGAACGCGAGGGAATTTAGTATGCCATCAATCGGGTGGACATGCAAAGATGGAACACAGGTATCATATCAGGAAGCCTTAGATATGGCACGAAAGAACGGAGAGTTCCAAAAATTCCCGGCTCCTGTTTTACAAGCGATGCACAACGAGCGTGTCGATGGTGACTGGCTATCCCCTAGTTCTGCTGGGGGTTGCGCGAGGCAGAGGGTTCTCAAACGCTTGGAACCGTATAGCCAAGACCTCGAAGCTGCTTGGACTACCTTCACGGGAAATGCATATCATCGGGAGATAGCAGGAGACCGTAGAGCACATGATTCAGGACAGTCAGAGATATATCTAGAGATGGACCTTCGTTTCCAGCTAAGAGATGGGCAACCATACACCATGAAAATGCAAGGTACCGCTGATTATTGGGACAGTGAGTACCGTAGTCTATATGACTGGAAGACCATTGGTGACTTCGTATACTACGACACAGCCACGAAGCAGCGCACCACACGGCAACTTCCGTACGACAGTCATGTACTCCAAATTAACCTATATGGTATGATGCTACGCTGGCAGAATGTTCCTGTAGATCATCTTTACATTTGGTATGTTAAGAGCGAAGGCAAGAAGAACGTAACTCGCAGATTGGTGGAGTGCCCAATATGGGATATGGAAGACCTCTACCACCACGCATGTGAACTAGCAGAGCCGCTGGCATGGTATGAGGTCACCGGAGAGCTTCCACAGGAACACTACGATCCTGAGTGGGATGTATGTCGATTCTGCCCACTACAGCAACGCTGTCAGGAACTTGCCCTAGAGGGGAAGTAGTATGCG